GAACGTTCAACTAGTTTGTTCTCATAGTCTACTACAAGGCCAACCGCATTGCTAGCAGTATAAGCGCCAGTACGAATTAAAGCTTCAATAATTTCGGCTTCATCAATTGTACCAGTAATGATGCGGCCATTCTCATCTATGACTACAATTTTACCCGCATCATCGGAACTAAAGCTTATCGTGCCGCCGCCTGATGTAGGAATGTTGTTAATCCTTTCATCTAGTGTTTGTTTAACAGAACTAACATATTCCTTAATGGCCTTTTGGGTCATAGTGCCGTCTTCATTTACGCCTTCAGACTTATATAGTTTTATAATGTCTGGTACTAGGCGCGTCTGGTCGTCAGGATAAGTAATCTTTAAACCATTGGTAATACTATCATTCTTATTAAGGCTGTGTAACTCAAATGCAAGTTTAGAGATTTCATCATCAATATCTCCAGTATCAACTGTTGCTTCTTGAGGAAGATTTGCAATTGCATTATTCAAGTCGTTAATTGTTTGTGTTGCCAATTCGTTGTTTGCTACAGTTTGCTCTGTAATACTTTCAATATTATCTACTGCGGTTTGCGCGACGGTAGCGGCATTTTCTGCATCTTGCGCAGCGCGGCGAGCCTTGGCCGCGTATGTATCTACCTGTCCTTGTGGAGTTAAAGCTTTCGCCATCATAATATCAATTATATCCATGTCTTTTCCTCCTTATAATGATACCCATTCTTTATCAGAGGTAGCCATATATACTGATAGCCCAGCATCTCCTTTTAATACGATAGCAACAGAGCCGAGAGTAATATATTGCGGTTCAATTGTCTCTAAGTCAGAGTCAGTATCACAAATGAATTCATATGTGGTTACATTGTCTTGTTGCCCACGTTTAGAGGTGATTACCATATTTCATACCTCCTAATTTTAAAAATAATAGAAGAGAGGATAACTCTCTTCTATTATGTAATTGATAGTAGTTAAAATAATATTATATTGTTTTTATATTATGGATTTTCTGTTTCAAATAGCGCATCGAAGTCTGCTTCAGATACACCTAGTAATCCAAGAATGTCGGCCTTTGTTGCCGCTGTAACTCCAGTTACGTGACCATCGGCATCAGTACTAATCTTATATAGACCAGAAGTTTGCGCGCCGCCAAGTCCAGAAGGAGTTGGATGCGTATATGTAAACTCGGTTGCAGTACCAACAGCAGTAACATGACCAAACTTATCGAAGGTAATGCTATTGATGAAGGTATTTGCGGCGGCAGCTATACTGTTCGAAGTACCCGCGCCGGTTGGCACACTATGGCTAATTGTGCGGTCTGCTTCAAGAGAACCACCACCTGTTAGTCCTTCACCCGCGCTAATAGTTATAGTTTTTAGCGCGCGAGCCGCTAAGTCATCTACTAAGCTAGTAACCTGAGATTCGACAATTTGAATAGGCTGGAAGGATGCACTAATAATACCATCGGCTTCAGATAGTGCCTGTAAAGTTTTATCTGCTCCAAATCCTGTAATACTAGACTGGTCTAAGGCATTAACAGCATTAGTAACTGTTGCTACAGTAGCAAGTTTGTTGGAAGAAGAATTGTAGTTATCCGCAATTCCATAGTTACCACTTAATACGCCGTTTGCATCAATAGTTAAATCCGCGCCAACCTTAATACTACCAAGCTGAGAAGCGGAAGCAATTGCATAGATTGTATTATTTGCGGTAGATGTATCGCCAAGAATGATGCTTCCTTTCTTTACTTTAAGGTCTTTCGCGGCGGCAATTTCTACATCATCGTTTGCGCTTAACTTACCGTTTACTGCAAGTGTGCTATTTAGTGTAGCCGCGCCAGTAACTCCAAGAGTACCAGTAATAGATGTATTACCACCTACAGTTAGATTTTTATTAGTGGCAAGAGTTACATTATTGTTAAATGTAGATTCGCCATTAACAGTAAGCGTACTATTTAACGTGGCAGCCCCAGTTAAGGTGGCTGCACCAGTTAATGTGGTCGTACCAGTTACAGAAAGATTAGCACCAATATTAGCATCTTTACCAACTGCTAAACTCTTTCCTGTGGCAATTGTTACATCATCATTGAAAGTAGAAGTACTTTGAACCTATAGAGTAGTATTTAGTAAAGTGGCATTTGGATAAGTAGATGCGCCATCGGCTGTTACTGGTGTTCCTACAGTTAGATTCTATTCTAATGTAGTGTTGCCCTTTGTTTTTAAATATCCAAGTAAATCTGTATCTGTCTTTTTGGCATAAATGTTATCACTAGTGATTTCAATAAATCCCGCGCCAGAAGTCCATCTGTATGTATATTTGGTATCTAGGTCTACATAAATCTTACCTTTTTCACCGCTAGCAGTCTAATCTTCTTCGCCCGCCTGATTGGTTTTTCCGCCAAAATATTCATTTTCATACTGATAATTACCTTCTACACCGGTTTTATTCTTATAGAACTTTCCATCATGATAAAACCCTTCTAGTATATCATCTACATAAGAAGGTAACTACGAAGTTGGTACAAGCCCATTTCCATCAAGTGTTGCAATACCATTTGCAACGCCGCAAGCATTAAAAACTGCGCGCCCAGTAATAAGTCTATTATCATTGCCAGAGGCTAATTCTGGATGAGTCATCCATGTGCTCTTGCCATTTGCATCTACAATACCCAGGGGTTCGGCGCTATCAATTATACCATAAGTAACACTTTCACCTAATAGATTAAGTGCGTTAGAAGCTGTTAGGATACCACCTTCGAGTTCATTCAATTTAATGGCACTAATTAAATCGCCTTTTTCCCAGACATGTCTCTGATAATTATTATAACTCATTTTATCTCCTCCATTTTAATTAGTTGGCTTTTGTAGCCTTAATTGTCGGAATAGTTATTGCCGCGATAGGAATAGCAGTAGCATAAATATAAATACCGTTTGCTATGCTTTCACAAATCGGAGCAAAATATCCCGAAGTAGCATCATTTAAAGAAAATACAATTTCACAATAATGATTAGCGGTGACTCCAGAAGCTGTGACAGTCGCGCGATAAGGATACTATGGATATGTGGTATCCGCGGCCCAAGCAGAAACTGGCACCGTTACATTCTTAAAAAACTTTATTTTTTCATTTAAGTTATTAACTGTGGTTTCCATAGGCTGGATTTTGCCAAATAAAGTATTCATTTGTGCGCCCGTATAACCAAATTGATATTCTGCCATTTATTATGTCCCCCTGTAGTCACCAAATAATTGCACATTATTTGTATCATTTAAATACTTACCTTGTGAATCTTTTAATCTTTCACCAATTAAGGCACGTACATACATTTGTTCTCCATTTACTATAAATGGCGAACCATTCGAATCAAAGAATGGAATTAGTTGTACGCAGGAACCACCAACCATCACCCAATTGGTTCCATTATATATATACCAAGTACCTGGTTTCCATCCTGAATTATAAACATAAGGCTGTAAAAATTGGAATCCATTGTCTGTAAGTACATTTACTCCATGAAACTTCATATTTATCGCCTCTTTATTCGGTACGTTCCCATACATATACAGTTATATATGGAGGAAGGAATACATCTGGCGGGTCTTTACCACCGCTGCTATTAATAGTATGCGTATGTGCGGCGCTGCGTCCATATGACCATGACAATTCTCCATAGTTACCACTACCACTTTCAGTATTGAATGGGAATGTTACACGGCCACCACCGAATGCACTAGAAGTAGCTGGCACCTGATGGCTATGGCCAGAACTTTCTGTTCCCATTGAATGGGTATGATTTGGTAAGTTGTCCGCTGTTAAACGAACCTGGCCACCAGTACTTTTAACTGGTTTATATGTATCACCCACTGCTAATAAGAACTTATCTTTAATCTAAACCCATGTGCCGCCGAATAAATCCGCAGGCGAAGTGGCCGCGGTAGTTAAATAAATTGAACCAATAGGATAAACCGAATCAAAATCTATATTGTTTCCGCCGCCACCGCCTGCACCGCCATCGGCCCATGTAACATCTCGGATCTTATTAGATGCTTTTACAAGCACTTGTCCAGTAGTACCGCCTGCGGGAAGTTCATACCAAGGGTCGCTAATTTGAAAAAATAACTAGCCGGATGTGCCATTCGCTGGAAGTGCTACGCCATAACTAGTAGTGCCAAGAGCAATTTTTTCTGTCGCAAATCCACCCGAGCTATCTCGTAAAACAATTGTATTAGGATTATTTGTGCTTTGTACATCTGAAGCCAAAATCTTCTAACCTTGTGCAACTGACATATTTTCGGCCTCCTTATAATAAAAATGAGGAACTACTCCTATAATGGAGTAGTTCCATTATTTCCTTTTATATTATATCATTTTATATAATATTTTGTCAAATGTTTAATATCTAACTTTAATCCAGATTCGTCCATCTACTTTAATATTATTTGTGCCCCATTCTTCGTAATCTGGGATTTCAGATACAATACCAATAATGGCATCTGGGTAGTTACGGATTTCTTCACGCGTCATTGCATCAATGGTGCCACCGGGCGCAGAACATACTGCCATGCCTGCGTGATACATTTCGCGTGGCATATATGTGTAGGCAAGTACACGACCCGAAACCGCAATTGGGGTTTGCGCGCGCTCAGTTTCACCTTGACTAAAGCCGTAGGTATCAGAAATGATTGATGCGCCTGGAGTTAGACGTTCATCAGAGATTGAGAGAATACCATTGTCATTTTCTACAACACAAGTACCGGGAGTACTAACAATGGATTCGCGGTACTCCGCATAGTCGTTCCATACGGCACCGTAAATAGCATCAGCATAAACTGCGCCATTATCTCGAATAACTAATAAGTCTTTATAAGATCTACCAGAGTCAGATGATTGTTGAAAAGTAAAAACTGCTGTATTAGCAGTAGAATCGTCAGTAATGACTAAACGCTGTCTATAAGTTCCATCATTCCAATCAAAAATATTAGCTGCTGGAAAAATTAGATTTCCTTCTATCGCTGTATTACCTTTGACATACAATTTATAACTATAATTCATACCTGCAATTCCTAAAGAGCTTCTAAAATATCCATAGCCACTAGAATTAGCATAAAAATTAATTCCCCCCTGACCGACTTGTATTTGTCCATCAGTTCGTAATAATGAAGAACCGCAATAAATACCATCAGTAAACCCGCCACCATCATTTATTCGAAGCCATTTATCATTTATAGTAAAAGCTTTTTTACTATTTAAATAAATATAATTTGGTGCCATTAGATTGATAATATCAGTTGAATCATTAGCTTGTCGAATACGTAACTCAGTACCGCCTGCCGCACCTGAAGATACTTGTACAATTTCAGAAACATCTGATGCATCACTTGTACTTTCTACATATGGGTCCCAATAGATTCCGCCATTTTTAGGTGGATGGAAGCCGCTTGAAGACATATGGACTTTTGTATTATAATAATATATATCACCATCTACATGTACTGCTTTATTAAAATAAAATGGTATATTAGCACTATTTGTAAAATGACACCAAGTTGTGTTATTACTACCAATAGTTACCGTATTACTCTTATTTGTAATTTTAAGCAAACCACCAACAATTTCATTACTCCAACTATTATCGCCGCGATAGAATTGAGCAGTTGTACCAGCAGTCTGAATGGCGGTAGCTGTGTCTGCATTACCTGTTAAGTCACCAGTAAATGTAGTGGCATATAAATTGCCAGTAGAAGGATTAACATATATGCTATCATTTCTATATGTATAATAACTAGTATTATTAGTTGCGGTACCTACAACTCGATCTGCAAATAAAAGAGAATAATTTGCATTTGTAGAACGAACTATTTGTCTAGTGGCAGTATTGGTGTTACCGCTATCATAGTTGGCATCGGCAATCCATCTATTATCCGTGGTTGCCGTTCCATTAACGGTAATTGAACCTGCATTAAAATAGGTTAATGTAATAACACTGCCTACCGCATAATGGGTCGTTAATCTTCCAGAATTATAGTAGCATGGTATTGCACCAGTGGTTGATCCATCTGCTAAAGTTAAATTAAGTGAAGCATTACCACTTGGGTCTCTATTAAGATAATATTTAATAGTTAATCCATCATATAAAGAAGTAATAACAGATGACGTTCCTGTCCAAGCTCCAGTTTTACCGGTTTGGGTTCCTTTAATTATCTCCATGTCATCAAGCTTAATTTTATCTTCTTTTGACATGAAACCATCCGTAGTACGTGTTACATTTCCTGGCGCACCAGTAACCCCACTCCAGGCAACCGCTGAAGCAGTTGCGGCATTGCCAGTAATTGAAATATCCCAAGAGCCAGAGGCACCAGTGCCAGTTTTAGTTACAGTATAATTAGTATAGTTATAACTATCTAATAGTACACTCCATTTAGCTACATATGTACTTTTCCAACCGGTTCTATAATGTATTCCATAATTAGCATTATTAGAATCGTTATGAGAAATATAAAACTAAGCAACACCACCCGTACTTGCTCGGCTTACAATCAATTGTCCATATCTATAAGGAGCAATACCATTATTAGTATTTGCATTTTCTGGATTATTTGTTCCGGTAAAGGCTGCATTCGATGCAACATAATAAACTCCTGGTTCATACTAATCCCATGATGTATCTGTACCTATATTTATTGAAGTCTTTAATATGTCATGTAAAGCCCAAGTCTATTCACTAGTATTAACTGATAAAGATTTATTACCAATTTTTAATGTATGCGAATGACTAGAACCTGCTGCATCTGTAATTCCATAACCACTTAATGTTGTTGGATGAGCGGTTAAATCGGTAAAAGCATAAGTAGGTTTAGCCATTGTAGTGATTTTAATATCAGTGCCATTAATTTTGGCAAGAGCATATGTGGTATTCCATGCAAGAGTGGCAACATTATTTGCACCAACAGCAGTATCGGTTTCAGTTAAAATCTTTGCCCAAGTATTGGTATTAACTGGCATATAATACAGAGAGCTATTACTACTAAATCCTAAACGTGCTTCATAATAATTAGTTCCGCTGCTAGGATGCGTTTTTATAATCATCTCAGCATTGGCATTATTATTATGTAACATGGTTGTATTGCTAACGTTCCCTAATACTGTTATTGTGCCAACAGGAAGTGTAAATTCATTTGCTGCAATCGCGGCTGTATGAGTACCCTTTCCTACAACAAGTGCAGTATTAGCCGTACCACTCCATGTTCCACTTGTATTTAAGGTACTTGTTTTTACTGTAATAACACCCTATGTATCCTAGGTAACAGAAGATACGAATGTTGTCGCGGAACTACCGCTTGCACTACTGCTACTGACAGCGGTTTGAACTTTCTTAAAAGAAGATTCTGCACCGATAAGTTCCCATAATGAACCAGTCCATAAATATTCAGCATCATTATAGATAACAACATCCCCTGCAGATGGAGTAAAATCAGCATTATTAATTTTAACTTTTGCAGTTGTTAAGCCATCTACCATCGCAGTTGTTGTAGTACCCTAATAACGTAAAGCACTGGAAAGGCCTAAATCTCCTGCTGTAACATTTATCGCGGCTTTAAGAGTCGCTGCAGTTACTACATCACTTGTTGTTCCATTTATAGTTTTAGTTATTTTTTTATTAGTAGAATCCCACGCTACATTAGTTACGCCCGCTGTTTTAGCGACGGCATAATTAGTATAATTTCCACTATCTAATAAATGTAACCAATTACCCCAAGTAGTAGTGTCTCCCTATCTACGATATATACCATTTACATTAAATGCTAATTCGTGCGAATTACCGCCTGATGAATCAGCCCATCCTCGTAAGCCTATGAGATATGAATATGTATCTGTATAAGGAGAACCAATAGTAGAATTCTTCTTTAAACCCTAAAATATAATCTAATTAGCATAACTATTTGGAGTCGTTGCTTCTGAACGTTTATCTCCAACTGTTACTAGCTATGAGTGATTATGTGCTGAAGGAGTGAATGTACTTGGTTTACCAGTTAAGTCTCCCCATGCATAATGGTCCGTCCACGGTACATTAACATATGCAATCCCATTCTTATCCGATTCAACCGCGTAATACCTTCCTGAAGTTGTAGTCCTAGCTACAATTGTAGGAGTATCAGTATTCGTTGCGGCCGCGGTTGTTAGTGTTGCTGCGTCAGTAGAACTATATGCTGGCTTTAACCCACCTAACACATTATAAGTGGCTAAAGGTAAAGTATAACTATATGTATTGGCAATAGTTAATGCGCCATTACTATTTGTTATGTTAATATTAGAACCTTTCTTAAAGTTTAAAGCAGTAGTATTATTACCTAAAATCTCTGTACCTTCTAACTGAATTGGTCTATGTGTATTCGTATCAGGATTATTAACCCATTTCGCAGTACCCGCGCTGTCCCATCCTAAGAACTAGCCGCTAGAACCACCCGTAGGAATATGTTTATTTCCTTCACTTGTTGGATGTGTATATGTTGAATTAGTATTATACCCCTAATCTCTCACCCAACTAGTTCCATCATAGGTTAAAGAAAGAACCGCTCCGGCCTGCCAACCATTTGTCTCTGCGTTCGTTCCTGCACTCGTAGTTCCATACTGGACAATAGATTTCGCGCCTGTCTCATTTACATTTAATGTAGGCGCGGTCGAAGCAGTATTTGCATTTATAAACTTGACATGAATAGTAGTACCTTTAATTAATTCAAAACCATTAAGGGATACTGTTTTTTCGGCCTCGCTAGCAGCGGTAGAACATTCACCATATGCTGTAGAAGCAATATTCTGGTTTGCAGAGTTGTCTATCTTAACCTGCTAGATTAGGCCAGAAGTTACTTGCGCCATAATTATCCCTCCTTATTATGATGGTACTACTACATCTCTTGGTGTTGAATTAAGTGTAGGCCATGCGCCCGCAGCACCATTAGAAGCAGAACCAATTGAGAAAGCGGTTCCAAGGCTGGGCGCTGTGCCAGGAGTCCACGTATCAACCTCTTTTACTGTAATTGCTGTATCTAGTTCTGCGGCGCTACCAGTAGTAATTTTAAGCACACCGCTGGCTACAGTTGCTGTCATTTTAGTTCCTACGCTTTTTATAATAGGAATCTCTGTCTCTTTTATAGAAAGCGTAGGCATTGTACCTACATTAGTAACGTTTGGAACAGTTATGTTCTAAATATTAACCGTAGGGAAAGTACCGCCGCTCAAAGACACAGATTTAACAACACTATCTGTACTAGACTTTAGTGCATATGAACCTTCATCACCTAATAGTTCCCACTTCGCGCCTGTCCAAACAAACTCTTTATTATCGCCCGAAAGCACTACATCTCCAGACTTAACAGTATAATCGGCGCCATTAACCATAATAACACTGGAAGTATTTCCATCTGCAATCGCGGTTGTGGTAGAACCAATAAAGTGCATAACACCAGTTAGTCCTGCAATTTTACCGGCGACGTAGTTTGCGACTGCCTCAGTAGTAGGTAAATCCCTGCTATTCTTATTCATACCTGCGCCCGAGTCTACAATAGAAGTGATTACACCTTTTCCAGCAGCATCACCTAAATTAGGCTTATTATCAATCTAATTTGCCCAATCAACTGTGATATCTTGGAATGTTGCGGCGATTTTACCATCAGTTTCAGTTAGGGTTGCTAGTGTCTTACCCGCACCAAATCCCGAAATATTATTTACATCTAATGTACCTAGGGCCGCCGCGACACCAGCACCACTAATAGCATCGGTATCAGTGCTAGTATATGTTTGCTTAATATTAATTGCAGTCGCGGTCGCATCATTAACAACCCAGTTATTGCGGTCAAAGGTAAAACTCATTATTGCGCCTGGTTGACAAATACAGGAACCGCCAGGGCAAACAATAGGCTTTGCGTATGTGCTACCAATCTTTAGCGTTAAACGATTTTCAACATCCGCGGCCGACCATTCAACACTGTTACCATTTACGAACTTAATATGAACAGTAACTCCGTCTAAGAGTGTCCCAAAGTTAGCACCTAATAGCGTATCTGTAGTTGGAACAACTTTTGCAGCGTCATTTGCCGCGATTGAACATTCTCCATACAATGTTGAACCCACCGGAACTTCCGGGGCATTATCAATAGATAATTTACCAATATATTCTCCCATATTATCCCTCCTTCGTTATGTCGCTAACAACAGAGGCCGTAGTATATGATAGACTTGGAGTTGTTCCATTTTTCACATAAAGTATTCCATTCTCCAATTCCGCTTTCGTCATAGTTCCTCTATTCCATTGCTAAATAACGGATACGTTAGTTTTTATAGTATTATAAGTAAAGTTGGATATCTAGGTATATCCACCTGCATCCGTGTAACAATAAATCTTCTTCGTTTCTAAATCTATAAATAATTTATTAGGTTCGCCGGGAGAAGGAAATGATGTGCGTCTTGCATACATTTTAACCTCCGAATCCGGCAAGAGTTCTCCATTCAATGTTCCCGCATCAATAAATGGAAGCAAGGTAACATTTGTTTGCCCATCGCCCACCTTTAAACGAGAAAAAGGGTGAGCATCATCGGCAGTATAGACGATTAGCTCACCCAAAAGTGGTACAAAGCCAGGAGACCCAGACTTAGGGCCTGCTTTATTCCAATTAGCTTCAGTATCACTTTTCAACTGAACTCTCGTCTTTATAGTGTTTGCACTTACCATAAAAACGCCTCCTTGGCATCAATTCCAGCCAAGTTATATGATTTCGGTACTCGTGCCGCAATAGATAGTAACGTATTCATTATCTCCCTAAACCAAATCTTTTACGTCCGCTGTCTTTGCGATACGAGCAAACTCTAATTTTTTCGCGCGGTTCTCAGTTACGATTGGAATATCCTCGTAAGTGCCAGCGCTTGTACCTGGTACTCGCGCGCCTTCGATTACACTCAAATTAAGCGCGGCCCAGTCAATTGTTAGATGTAGTTCCTTATTCTCATTAGGGAACTACTCTACTTCATTTACGAATAGGCGCTCGATTGTGTTAACTTGCGCGCCTTCCGCAATACCTTCTAACTTAGTTTTTTCTGCTTGTGTATAGTCAAGGAATGTTATGTTAACGGCTTTAGCTAAACCCGCGATTGTACCAATCTAGGCTTCTTCGCCGTTAACCAATATATGTTCAATTGCATTAACCTGCGCGCCCGCTTCAATTAAGTCTACCTTTGTTTTATAAAAGTCAGTAAACTCTTTTACTTCAAGATTAACTGAATTAGGTCTATTGTCAAAAATAGTGGGATAAGACTCAACGCCATTTAAGAATATATGTTCAATTACATTTCTTTGCGCGCCTGCTTCAATACCAGTTAATTTAGCTTTATCTTCATTCGAGTAGTCGTTTGTTGACAGTTGTTTACCATTAACCTTATCTACCTTATTAAAGAGGTCGGTTGTTAAATTGGCAATTTTTGATTGCTAAATCGCGGCTTCAGCATCAATATCTGCATCTTTAATGCTTCCCTTAACCGCGTAACTTCCTTCATCACCTAGTAAACGCCAATTGCCACCTGTCCAAACTAGTTCTCTTAGACCGGAAGTAATAACATCACCGGGTAACGCCTAACTAAAGTCATAGCCTTCAATACGAGGGTTAACCGCGCTATTAACTTCCAAGTTAATTTCAACTGTTGCTTCACCTTTATAGTGCATCGCGCCAGTTAAGCCTGCGGTTTTCTCATCTACATATGACTTGATTAAGTAGTTAGGAACAAGTTTAGTATCCGAGTCAATAGTATTTGCAATCTCAAGGCCGCTAATCGGGCCTGTTCCATGTCCAACTAGTACCTAATTATTAGGCAATTCGGCAACACCAGTGCCGCCATGTTCGATACCTAAAATACCAGATAATGAGTTAATGGCTAATTCGCTTCTAGTAACGCTAATCTTACCATCAGTTTCTGATACTGCGGTTACAACCTATCCCGTAACTGGAGTATCGGCATAATCTAATTTACTTAGTTCATATGATATATGCTCTGCGGTTCTGTTACCTAAAGTAATAAATCGGTCAACATCATTACCAATCCAGTTTGCGATTTTTACAAGCATTGTTAGGTCAATTGCTTGAGTAGTATCAGTAACCCAGTTTGGGTCTTCTGCGGTTTTATACTATAAGTAATATTTATTCGCGTCATCGCCTGTGCCTTTAACAATTTGGTATAGGCGCGGCGTTACTGTACCATCGCCGCCGCCCGTGCTTGTAGAATACTATTCTACAAATTGCTGGAGGTTTGCGATTTCAGAAGCCGTATAAACTGGTTTAGTCGCGCTTTTTGCCCATGCATATACGTCTCCTGCGACCGCTTGTATCCAAGGAAGTTCTCTAAAATAATGAACACCATCGCCAACTTTAATACCAATTGCTGGCGGAGTATATGCTGGAGTTGAATTACTCTCTTCAATTGTACGAGCGTTAGTAACAGAGGCAACCGCCATTTCACCTTGCTTTAGAATGAGATTGCTATTCATCCAATTATTATAATTGTCATATCGTAATAAGATTCGGGTTTCTAAAACATGCTCTGCCACTTAACTCACCTCCTTATATTAGGCACTTCCTCCGTATAATACCAAAGTATCTCCTTGCGGCACATATAATAATGTTGTTGAAACTTGATTCAGGGTCATAAAGCCAGACTCAGGATTAACCGCGATATGGTCTGGTTCAGTAGAAGACTTAACGCCACCTAAGCGTGCGGCGGTTGCTACTTGTAGTTCGAACGCGGCCGAACCATCACCAGTTGTACCAACCATATCCCAGACGCCGTTAATAATCATGTATTCTTCGTAATGGTCATCTACACGAACCATATACATTGTGTTTTCATCGGCTTCTGCGGCGGCTGGAAGCTAAGTAACAACTTCGCGCTTTAAATGGCCTGCTGCCGCGATTGCATCATCTACATATTTCTTATTTGGTACGTCTGTATCGTTAACAGGAGGATTGACTATTACCAAGTTTTCGATGACTTCGCCCGCGGCGGCCTATAAAGCAGTAATAATCTACATAAAGCTATCGCTAAATGAGATTGTGCCATCAGCATTTTGCTTGAAGTAGGTCGCATCTAGTTTGTTTAGATAAGGTAAATGTTGCCAATCAAGTACGCCATCACCTACTTTAATTAGATAGGTATCAATTTCTAAACCATATTCGCCTTGCGCTAGAACTGGATTTCGTGTAGTCCAATCGTTGGATGTGTCATGACGAATCTGTAAAGTAACTCGCACGCTATTAGTTGCCATTAAGCCTCACCTCCATTTAGTATAGTATTTGCTATTAACATAGCATTTACTGGAATGTATCCATTGTCCCAGTAGTAAAGTATTTTTTCATTTAAGTCAAAATATAACATTTGGTCGCTGCCGCGCTCTGGGAAATTATCGTAGGTTTCAAATAGAATCTCCTAACGATTGCGCTCAAGGTAAGTACCAAAGTACTTATGGAACTCTTCGCGCGTTCCCGTGTATCCACTGTTGCTTGCGAGAATAAAGATTTGGTCGCTTAGGATGCTTAGACCAATAGACTCCCAAGGATATACAGTAGAAAACTCGGCGGTTTGCGGTATTGGGACATTATAAATTATATCTGTATTTGGATAGTTACTATTAAGCCATGTGTATATTAAGCTAAGACCCGCGGCACGAGGTCTGGGTGGCATTATGTATCTATCATATTCTAATAGTAGGTCGCGTGTTTTGCGCCGATTGGTATCATACATTCTGCGCCACCTACTTAATTACGCACTTCGGCATAGAGCGCCCGAAAGCCGCATAATAGGAATCAATCGACTCGCCGCCAATTAGATGATTTTCGTCATCATATTGAGGGTTACGATAGATTTTTATATCCCAGTTATAGCGATCGGAAGGTTCAAGATTAACTGTATCTTCATGCGCGAGTTTGAACGTTAAACGTTCTTCTGTTGCAGGAATTACTTTTTCGCATACGGTCGTATTGGTTAATGGGTCGTATATTGAGAAAATCGCAATATCCCCATCAGATACGGTACCTTGCGTTGGAATACTAAACTCTCCGGTATCGCCGCGCGGGATTATTAAACGCCGCTAAATCAATCTAATCAAGGTATCATCACCCCAGTAGTTTCTTGTATTTCTTATGTAAAGAATGTTGCCAACTAATAATTGTCCCAATGTTATAATCTATTGTTTCTAATTTATTTAAACTTTTCTCTGCATTTTTAAGTTCAAGGTCAACTGCACAAATATAACATTTTATTTTATTCGCGGCTGCAATCTCGCCTAAATTATCTAATTCTTTATACATTTGTTGATAAAGTTGTTTGGTGTCTTGTTCCCATTTGACCCATTTGGTCATTAGGTCTTTAGTAGATTGGCGTTTAGTATTAGTATCGGCAGAACTGGTGGTATATTTATACCATGTTTGCGGAATTAAATCAACCTTTGGGATATCTTTAATTGTAAGTAATTTGTGATAGCGCGAAGAATAGTAGTGAACTAGTTCAATATAGCCTTTTGTCTCTTCCATGTGATGATAAGCATGACACTTGGCAAAGCCGCATAGTCCTAGAAAATCATATGCCTGTGACATTTGGTCGTGTATCATTATACCCTCTACCATGTGAACTGCGATTTTGGTAAAAACTTCTTCAACTGTCATAATAATTACCTCCTTATACAAGAAAAGAGCCTAGGCAATTGCTTACCTAGGCTTAATTTATTTAACATAATTTCGTAATTAAAACGTTAATATGTGCATCGGAAACCGCAGTTTCACCATTTATTACCTGTAGTAATGTTGGAGAAGAATAGCAATTACAGTTACAATTGTTTTCTGTTACACGAACCAAGGTACTAAAGCTAAAATTATCAGTGGCTGTGACAGCAGTACCCATAAAGCCACTAATTGCCTGTGGCTGAGCTACGCCGTTGACATATAATTGTGCAGTTACCATTGTTGCCGCGTCAGGAGTTGCATAGCCATCAACTTTTACTAGATATACTCCTCGTTGATTTAGTTGAATTGTAGAAGGACCGCTTAGGACTTCGTTACGTCCTTTGTTAACGACTACGTTATTAAAAGAATAAGGCTCACCCGCTGCAACTTCTAGATTATTGGAATAAACTTGAATCATATTAACCACTCCTATAAAAATATATTTTGTAATACGCAATGCGTATTTTAAGATATCCTTTTCCACATATAAACCGCTGTATATGGTGGTAGGATTGTTGCTTTGTCATTTGTGCCACTTTCTGATGTATTGCCAGACCATCCATCTGCGGCATTTATTTGAAGATGGGTTGTGCTGCTATACCCCCCGCTTGAATTACCTCCAATCGTTCCATTTCCGGCTCCTTTCAGCGCTCCCCACCTGTATCTGTTATCGACCTCAACCCAGCCGGTCGCGCAGCCCAAAGCAATATCGCCAGTAATATTCATTGTTCCTCGGGTATGTGAATGTTTCGGCATATCCTTGGCTTCATATACACTCTTTCCGCCAGTGCTGCCGACTTCATAGTTATCGCTGGCGGCTATCAAGAAAGTATCCTGCAAGCGCTCCCAGGTCGTTCCCGGAAACAGCTATTCAGGATCTGTGTCATTTATGCTCATATAAATGGAACCTACCGGATGAATAGCGTTTATCAGGGCGGTGTTAATTGAAGTGGCGTTATTTGAGGTAGCGTTAATCGCAGCGTTAATTGCTGCCTAAACTTGCTCTGCATTTTGATACGTATCTACACATAAATCAATTTGCGCACCAGTATGTGAGGAAATATAATTAGTCATTTAAGCCACCTCCTCGCCAAAGGTTAAGAGAGTCTTTTCTAGACTTAAACCGCTAAATAAGGTTATATATTGTACTATTTATGCTCATATAAATATTATCGACCGGATATATTAAATTAACAATCTAACTAGCCATAACATACTAATCATGCTATGACCCAGTATAAGAACTAACATAATTTGCCATTTTATCTCTCCTAAAACAAAAAAAGTAGGGCGCGCAAATAAATGCGCGCCCTTTCATGACACGCTTAACGTGTTCTATTACATTCCGCAATTCCCACCGCAGAATGGATTGGAGCCGGCGGAATACGTATATCCATTAGGATAACGTACTACGCCCTGTAACTGGTTCTGAAGTTCGAGTTGATTGATACGGTTCTGCATTGCTTCAATCTTGTCGTCCTTAATCATGTCTTTCAGACTCTGAATCTGCGCTGTAAAGTTCGCATTAGTTGCGGCATCGCGCATCGCGGCATCATAATTGGCCTATGCGATTGCGCTCTGCGTATTACAACAACATTCGTTGATGCGCGCAAGCTGATTTGCCTGTCCTACAGCTAAGCCAGAGATATCGCGCTGAAGCTCATTATACTTATCATACATACCATTCATTACGTCATGATAAACCTGATTAGTGGTAGCGACAGATTGTGCTGTTCCCGCGGTAATGGCCTGCATGAGTTCACGGTTCTAATCCTGTAAATCATTAAAATTAAAACCGTTCTGAACGAAATCCTGGGTAGCATACTGTGGACGATATCCGCCACCAAAACCAAAGCCGCCATTCATCATAGCAAGAATAGCGAATAGCCAAATCATTCCACCCCAACCTCCGTTCATACCATCGTTGTTGAGTAGAGCGACATCAGAAGCAGTTAAGCCATTTTCGCCCATATTAATCATCTCCATATAAATATATTTTGTGGTACTAATATCCAGTTTATTATAATTCTATTTCATTTATTGCTGTTTTAAAAACAATCGCACTTTTATATTAGGTAAAACATGAATATTTTGTCCCACATTTTTTATGTTTTAAGGCTAAGGAAAAAATTAAGTAATTTTTTTAGTAGAAGAAATAATTTTAAGTAGTGTCAGAAATCATAATTTTATTTAAACTAAGCCTATAAAAACTTAACTTTATTGGCTTTCTTAATTTCCTATTCATGAATATACTCCTATCTTCCCATCATACGTTCTGGAGGGTCGCCGTGAGTTTTCTTATAATCATTAATTAAATTAACAATTTGTGTATGTAAAAGATTCATATGTTCCATCTCTGCTAAAGAAATCTTATAATAAACTTCAGCAACCTGCGGATATTCCTCTTTTTTCATTAAAGCACAATTGATATGCACTTCCGCGCAATCTAATAAATCTTCAATTGTATTGGCTATATCAGAAATTATTTTCATTTTATATAACCTCCTTATAAACATAATAATGAAGATATTTTTCCTAACAATTTTTAAGTGTTTTTAAAAAAACATGTATTGAATAATTTTTTTAATGACTATAAAAAAAATAAGTAGGGAGCAAAAGCTCCCTACAAATTAAAATAATTTCAATATTCCAGTTAACCACTCTTCGAATGGTGGCATGTCATTCATATGCCCTTTCTTTTTGGCAATCCCTTCTGTCACTTGAATAATTCCTTCATCGTTTTTCTTATCGTAGTATTTTAGTAGAAGGAAGTTTGTATTGTAGAACTCGACTATTCGCTTATAGGTATTTATCTTTTGCGTATCTACCTTATTACTATGCCATATATCGTGCGCCATTTCATAGTACGTAGAATATAAACAATATTGTGTATAGTAGGCTGCTAAATGTCCTAGTCCACGTTCTTTTAAATTATTTATTATAGACTGATATGAATCAATCATATGCGGCCAAGTATTAGGTAAATGATATATACCGTTTCTGCGACTAATTGAATTAGGATTATCATGCCACAAGTAGATTGGTATATCCATATGCCGCAATTTCTTAGTTAAGATTCGTGCTAACACATTAAAAGCGCTATCCTAATGCTCATGAAGCGAAGGGTCCCATTCTATGTGATGTTCACGCAAATATGAACTACGCCAAACTTTACCATGAACAAAAACAGTATCATTGTTGCGTTGGATATAAATGATTTTTCCGTCATCCATAACATGTTCTTCTAGGAAGGCGCAAATAAGCCCATCCAAATCTATTTCATTAAGGAAATTAAAGATTAGGCTAAATGCTATCTCACTTATGAATCTATCATCCGCATCACAAAACATTATATATTCTGCGTTGCTCACTTCAAATAAATTCTTGCGGCAGCCTGCTAATCGTGAATGTTCAAATACATGATATTGAATACGGAAGTGGTATTGCTTAAGGAAATCTATCGAGAGTAATACCTCATCGCCGTCATTTCCTATAATGACTTCAAAATCATCCTTCTTAACATTAATCTAATGTTCAATACTATCCAATAAAGGTTTAATTTCTTCCTCGCTTTCTTTGTAGTGAGGAACAAGAATTGCTAGTTTACTCATTTTAACTCCTTGCGGCGGCATCAATAATAATACCGCCGCATATTAATTTTTTTAAGACTGTGCAGTGTTCATTAAAATAGTAGCACTTGCATTAACTGTATCAATTGTATAAAGAGAACCATTACTATAATATACCTTTAAATAATTAGTGCCGAAATAATTAGCGGTTGGTGGCTCTATTACTTCATGAACCTATCCCACGCTATCAATAGTTAATAAGCCGACAGCATTACCACTATCTACTACTGCTAATACAGGTTTAATTGTATAAGAACCATTTATATTTTGATAATTACTAGATAATACTGCTTCTGTAGCAGAAGGAACATGAAAGGCACTAGGTATTACTGTTGCAGCAGAATAATCAAAGCCGCTCGCATCGCCATTCCCAAGAGAAATAACGGTGTCATTATTACCATATACTAAATCTCCACCACTATAACGAACTCCATAATCATTAACTTGAGTTAGACTAATAATATGTTCGTCCTATCCCATGTTATTATGAGATAGAAACTCTTCGCCATTATTAGATTCTTCATAATGAACATATTGATTAATGTCATCAATACCTAAAATAGAACTACCATCAAATAAAATATTGTGATTTGTAGTATCATAAGTAAGTAACTTAACCTTATCTTTGGAATTGTTATCTATAAAGAATCCAGTGTCTCCCTCAGAAGTTTCATATAGTATAGGATAAAGTTGACTATGTCCATTTCCTCCTTTAGGATACTGAACTCCTACTGATATTCCATCATTACTTACAGCATACGTATCTGTCCCGGTACTACTAGTAACTGCCTTTAGCGTCCTATTAACAGGGTCATATACTGGCAATCCAAGCTGCGAAGCAACTTCTTTTGCCAATGTTTCAATAGAAGTTTTACAAGTTACTGGAGAATTAGTTGCTGTATCGTCATAATTAATCAATACATATGACTTAGATTTTGCGCCTTCTTCTCCTAAGAATGTTTTACTATTAAGTTCACTAATTTTCATATATATTCAACCTCCCTATTAAGTAGTAGGTGTATCAAACTCAAGAATATTACCTTGTTCATCAGTAATAGGTTCACCATTTTCGCCCTCAACCGCATTAGCAGGTACGTGATATCCTTCAAGTGCGGCAACGCGCGCTTCAAGTTGAGCAATGCGCGCTAATAATGTTTGTACTAAAGATTCGGTTGCGACTTTTTCGCCGCCAGTTGAATCAGCATTACAGTTGACATATAGGTCGCCGTTTAAGTATTCATTACCATTCCAATCTAAGGCGCGGGCATTTGAGCGCTCATTTGGGTCATTCTCTTGTCCATTACCATTACCTATAATTTCTACAAATTGTAAGCGATAAATCTAAGACCAATTACTCTAAGTCCAACTATCATCTGTATTTGCAGTTGTACACTGAAAAAAATTAATATAATTAGTTAAGGTTACCTTTACAATATCACCGATATTATAGGCTGTATTTGGTGTCCATTCATTAATGTTTGCTGCCTAATCTATATTATATGCGCCATGTACAGAAACCGCTTCTCCAGTACCAATTGTATATAGACCATCTACATGAGCGTAATCGCCATTGGCTATAGTACGGCATCCTTCTACATGGGAATAAGCTCCATTAGCTATAGACATATATCCTTCTGCATGTGTATCAGTCCCATTAGCAGTACTTTCATAACCTTCAGTATGTGAGCGTGTACCCTTAGCATGTGTTTTATATCCTTCAGCATGTGACTCACCGCCAGCGGCTTCAGTATAATATCCTTCAGTATGAGAACGACCACCTTTGGCAATAGTACCATATCCTTCAGCATGGTCATAGTCATTCATAGCAGTATTGTCATAACCCTCAGCGTGTGCAGCAGAACCACTAGCAGTTGTATTATATCCTTCTGCATGTGAATAGTATCCGCTAGCGGTACAATTATAACCTTCACTATGTGCTGCCTAGGCACTAGCGGTAGTAGAATTTCCTTCAGCATGAGTATATGATGCAGTTGCATGAGTATAATAACCTTCTGTATGAGACCCTTCTCCAGCCGCTTCTGTATTACTACCTTCAGCATGTGAGTACTAAGTCTTTGCTTTTGTATAATATCCTTCGGAATGCGCACCATAACCATTAGCTAAAGTATACATGCCTTCAGAATGTGTGCCATTACCATAAGCACCATATAATTTGGTAGTACCATTATCTACGTATGTGCCGCCATATCCTTCCGCATGCGCACCATATCCCTCAGCCTTTTTATCATAATATCCTTCTGCATGGGCGCCATAAGCAGTTGCTTGAATATTACCATAGCCTTCAGCATGAGAACCTTGGGCACTTGCCACTGGAAAATAATTATTTCCATAACCATATCCTTCGGCATGGGCGCCTTCCTTTACTGCATGTGGGCCTTCATAAGTAAAAACATTGGTTTGACTATTAAATCCGGTACTGCCACCGCCATAACCTTCTGCATGACCATACTAACTAGCGAGTGTACCATATCCTTCAGCATGGCTTCCACCGACGGCATAAGTATAACTTCCTTCAGCATGTTCGCCTGTATTTCCTTCAGCTTTAGTATAATATCCCTCAGCGTGCTATCCATATGAACCAGAAGCTAATGTCATGTATCCCTCTGCATGTTGTCCTTGCGAACCACTTGCAACAGCCTGATACCCTTCTGCATGTTGTCCCCCACCACCATTAGCATATGTATAATTTCCTTCTGCATGACTAGCTATACCATTAGCATATGTATGAGAGCCTTCTGCATGTGTATCTTGACCACTAGAAAAAGTATAATATCCTTCACTATGACTTTCATATCCTTCTGCACGAGACATACTTCCTTCTGCATGTGAATATTTTCCAGAGGCCACAGTTAGATTTCCTTCAGAATGAGCGCCTTGGTTTGATGCGCCGGGAGTAATAGAAGTATCTGTTTCAGCTGCTGTTGTTCTATTATATGGTGTGCTTTGTGAAAAATTATTATAGACTACTGCTGTAGAACTACCAACACCTTCACTATGAGATGCTTCTCCTGACGCGCGGGTTTGTTTTCCTTCCGCATGAGAGAAAGGCGCTGTAGCCGTAGTCTAATATCCTTCAGCCAATGAACCACTAACACTAGAAACAGTTTCAATACCAAATGCCATTGTAAAACCAGAAGTAGCAGCAACATCATAACCGATAGCAATACTATTTGCTCCGACAGTAGTATTAGCTTTCCGACCCATACTTAAACTATTAATAATTACGGTATCCGTCTTATCCGCTTTATCGCTTACATCTGTTACATAATTAGACGCTTCTAAAAACTAATCTAACTTCGCTTTATCCGTAGCGCTCATTAAGCCCGCGGCCGCAATTGTCGCTTCAGTGTAACTAGGAATCTTTGCGCCGCCAAAGCGCTCCCATTTTGAATCCAAATAAACCCATTCGTCATACAGATTTCCTGTTTCTTCACTAGCAGGAACAAGATAAAATGTATTACTATCTGGGGACGATATTGTTGGTTGTAATGTCGTACTATTATATTCTGACTGGGAACAAATATGGAAGTCAATAGGCTAGACTTCACCGGAAGCTGCGGCGGAATTATCTAACAATGATTCCCATTCATGCGCGGTATTAGCCATATATACTTCTAAGCCGCCGGATTCGCCCTTTAAGACAATACATGTTGAACCTAAAGTTATATATCTAGATTCAATATTTTCCATATCCGCGGCAGTATCGCATATATGTTCATAAGTAATAACATTATCCTATGAACCGCGCTTGGTCATAATATTTGCCATCAATATCCCTCCTTTATATAAAAAAATAAATAGAAGAAAGACTAAAGTCTTCCTTCTATTATGTAAAAGAAAAAGCAATTATCAATTATAATTTATTTTAATTCTAAAGCTAATTGATTAGTTGGTATATGTCAATATTATTTACCGCCGCCATCTGACGTGCAATCTGCTCCAAGCTCATTCCCTTTTGAAGAAAAGGTAAAAGCGCGGAATTATTTTGTAAGATTTGCGTCAACATAGCCTATGGATTAGTCGCATTTTTAAATTGCTGCATCATGCGCTTAGTCTGCTCAATTGACTACTGCTGGAGCTGCTGGGGCTGCGGGGGGAGCTGTGCTCCGTTTCGCATTTGACTTATTCTACTTGCCATTTATCCATTCCTCCACTGCGCCTAATCGCGCAAGAATCTCATTCATGTCTACTGCGGTAGGCTCTTCATGAGGCTTCACATCAAATGGGACTACTTGTTTATTACCATTCTAATCAATTCTAATCCACCAAATGATATCTTGGTCCGCATCTGGTAGGTAAATCTCGCCGCCGCCAATAGGGAATGCCCAAGCGGCTTCTTTACCATGAATTGGGTCTGCTCTATAAACTGGAGCCCGCTGCATAGTGCCCCATAGATTATTTTGTGGATAAGCATTAAATTGGGTCTGCCCCATCATCATATTAGTGTTCTAATTCTGATTCCAATTGTTCATCCTAGGGTTCCTCCCCATACTTGCGGCCGCACTTAGGGCAATACTCGCATTCTCTTAGATTGTTTGCTGCATCAAAAAAGAAAAGATAAGGTTTTTCCTTCTTCTTCTTACTATCCCAGCAATAAAAACATCCAAACTCTTCCATACTTTACCTCATTTGTTTAAGATTTCATCAATAATTTGTAATGTCTTACTTAAACTATTGTAAATAATTTGTAAGTCATTTAATGATACGACCGTGCCATTGTTTGAAGACGCAAGAAACTTTGTCATCATATAACCATTCGTACCATTATAACTAATTTGGCTCCATCCATCGTTTCCATCTTCAATTACTTCAACGGTCTCACCCAATGGGATTTTAGCAATCACATTAGAGTCGTTTGCGGAAGAAGGAGAACTACGGAACTTTACTGGGAAGTTGTTACTCGCGGTAACTTTTGCGGTATAACTCATACGGTTCCTCCTACACTTGCTTCAGTAAACTTGAGTTCTTTAACCTGCGCTTCAATTGCGGCATCAACGGCCTTATCATCGAATGTTAAGCCGTATTTAGCTAATAAGCGCTTTGCGTATTCAATTGCATAAGCTTTCTTGTCCTTGCCCATCTTCGCGCCAAAAATCTACTCTGCCGCATAAACTGCGATATTCGCAATCTGGCGTAGAGTATTTAGCTAATCGACGCTTAGCTTGGATTTGAGAAAGGGAATGCCGAAAGCTGTTAGGGCACCACCAATAATTAGGATAAGGCCCACAATAATATAAGTTACATTCGTCATTTAAATGCCTCCTTACTGGTCTAAGAATTTAGTCATCATATAACCAGTCTTGCCCTGATAGGTTACACGTTGCCAACCTGGGTCAGGTGCTAATATTTGCACACGCTCGTTAATATCAACGCGCGTAAGTACATTTGCTTTTGTTGAAGGGAACTCGCGCAGAGCTACCTTTGTAGCATTAACTACTGCGCTTCCAGTTGTTTTTTCTTGATTATCCACGGGTGTTACCTCCTTCTCGGCAGAATCGGAGTAATCCACTCCTTTTAATTCGCCCCATTCTTTCCATTTTTTATTGGTAACTTCGGATATAATAACGCCAACACTTTGCCCGCTGGCTTCGATTACTTTACCGTTACCAATATATAGACCAACATGGGAACGGTCGCTGCCATTTTTTAATGTGAACACGGCAGTACCTGGTTTAAGAGGTTTTCCATCAGTACGTTTGCCGCCCTCTAATTTACCTTGACTGGTACAATATTTTCTCCACATTGTATTAGAGCCATGGTACATATAGCCGCCTAATTGCTTGAAGGCCCAAGAGAATAAGCCGGAACAATCGGTTACGTAATGACCAATCCAACGGTCACCATATAAGGCATTGTAATACTAATTATCACCTTTACCAGTTTGTTTCCAATTAGAGCCATAAGTGCTGACCATGTGTTGAACTTTTTGCGCCTGAAGCGCAGAAGTCCATTTAGTACAAGAAGCCCCTAGTATGTAACCCCAATGGTTGTCGATTGCATACTAGAACTTGGCAATTAAATCAGCCGTTCGAATCGCCATTAAAATCAGCCTCCTCTCTATTTTGTTTTAATTTATATGAAAGCTTACCTAGTAGACTAGAGAAGCCTTCTTTATCTATCCAACGAAGCATATAACGTTCGCTATATAGCCATTTTTCACCTAAGCTATTTACTAGATAGGTTGATACGTTGAATAGCATAATAGTATCCATGCCTGGAATTGTTGATACAAGCGCTTCAGCCGCATCTGGAACGATTGCGGCCGCACTTATGACAGAAAAGCGATATATCGCCCAGACCCAGCAAATAAACTTGCTTAGCCATTTACTGTACTAAAGCGCGGCTGCGGCAACTCTGTTAGCCATTATATCACCTTCTTTTTATTTAGTTTTTAAAATAGTTTTGAATAACAATGATATTTACATTTTCACACCATATATATACCTGGGAATTGTATGATTTACATAAGTATTAGAGGAACTAACAGCATGAGATAAAGTTACACCAGTATCACTTACGGTCACTGCTCTTGCTGTATTATATGAAGAATTAGAAGTTCCATTCATATACCAAGATGGGCATATATGCCTCTGTCCTTTAATACAAAAATGAGATGTTAAATTATCTCTACGCCATGTATCTCCCATATATTCACCGAATACTATTATTATAGCGAAATATTCTGTTAAATCTAATGCAATAGTAGAATTATTTGCCATATCAGCATACGGATTTGGATTTGTCCATAATAATTTTATTTGATTATTTGATGCTGAAGTCATTCCAACCATACATAAACCTCCTAAGTTTTCACTTTGGGGGATTATGTATATTTTCTATTTCCCCCGTTAAATTATTGGTATAAACTTAAAATAACGTAAACCAAATGTATAGCCACTTTCACCATAAACTTTAATTTGGTCACCTTTACTACATAGGGCAGTAAATGGAGCAAAATAGGCTGAATAATGTACCGTCATCGCAACTCTAACTCCATTTATATCTATGTATCCATCACCTGAACTACTAGTTTTTCCTAATGTAATAAATATCCATCCATCACTAGGACAAGTATAAGTAAAAGGTGAAGAAGCCGATACATTACGTGTTGTTTCTGTAACTGTTATAGCTTTACTATAATTTGGTAACATTTTTACAATAACATTAGTAGTTCCAATCATACATATCCTCCGTTATTATTAGGAGGAATTATGTATAAATTGTAATTCCCCGATAATTATTTTAAATAATTTTCTTTTTCAACCCTACAGATATTATATCATACTCAATCTGCGGTTGTCAAATATTTGATTTTAGAAATCTCCGAAATATCCTCAGACTTCTCTACCTAATTCTTTAGCACATGATACTTCAACAAACATTTTCTCTTATGTTCATTAACCGCATCAATAATAGCACGCATATCGTTCTCACTATAGAAAGAAAAAAATGTCTCTCCATCTGCACGATACTGTACTTCATCAGCACCACCATTTAATGCCATTTCCGCAGATAACAAATTAAGCTGGTCTTGTGTGCTAAGAGAGAAATGTGCGGTTTTACCAGAATCTGGTAATTTAACCTCAACACCATCTTCAATAGCTTTGTTGCAATCATAGCTCAATTCTTTAATTTTATTTTCTTTAACATAATCTAAACTTACATCTGCGGCTTGAGCAACCACAATCGAAACTGGAATAGGCGCGGGTGCTTCAATCTTAATCTCTTCATCCTTCTCAATACTAGCGGCAAGCGCATCATATTCATCCTTTTCAATTTCTCTAACGATTGCTTCAATATAGGAATATTGTCTACTTGGAAGTGGTTTCATCCAAGTATCTCTATACAATTGCCCATTATATTCTACAAACTAACCTTTATCTTCGTCGGTAATAACCAGTAGATTATTCTATTCTTGGTAGGTTAGATAGTTTAATGAACGGGCTATACCGATAAACTTATCGTCTTTAAAAATCTTATAATATCTCATATAAACCTCCTTTAATAAAAGGAGGCAGGAGAAAAACTCCTGCCTCCATTATTAGAATCCAATAGAATAATCTATGTTGCAAGTAAGCACTCCGATTGCTTGTGCATTAGGACTACCTTGTGCATTTACATAAATAAAGTTCGGTGGCTGATAAGTGTTACCAGTCATAGAACGAGTCCACCAAGCAGAAGCTGGTACCCAACCACCTTCAGTACACTGATAGATACTACCAGATGTCGCCTAGATTACTGGCGCACCTGCTTTAACTTGGTCACGAGAAGCGTAAATATAAATCTGTTCGCCTGCATCCCAGATATCACCGGACTCAAGTGTATGGTCGCGCATAATTGTAGAATAAGCATTAACATTTAATGCTACATTCACAATATAAACTGTTGGACTATAACTAATTGGAACGCCCTTGAATCTTGCCGTCATATATCGTTCACTTGGAGTCGTAGGACTAAATGCAGAGGTCCCATCATACTAAAGTATAGTAACATTGGAAGCAGAACTCCATGGTAACTTGCCACGAGCTTCTGGTTCATATACTGTACCAGTAGCAACTGTAAGTTCTGGATAAGAAGGAACAGATATATAGTCACCGCGCACAATATCATTAGCTCCTTCAATATTATATGCAACAACATTGAAGTTATCTTGCGTTGCTTTCATATGGCGTGATACAATTGTAGTTGCATAAGCAATAGACTAGAATTGTATTGGTAGTGCACCAAAAATTCTGTTATTTAACATAGTTCTATAAGGACTGTTAACCCAACCAAGGGTTTCGCCAACACCAATCTAAGTGTTAAGGGTATAAGTATCCATTGTAGAAACTGATAGAGAAGATAGATATATTCTTGGCGCAGTATCAGTCTGAGGAATATTAAGAACATCGCCTTTATTCCTTGTCTGTACTACACCTAATGTCATCTTTTCATGGCACCAGTTTGCTAGTTGTCTGCACTCACCAACGCCTAAGTCCTTATCCCAAAGTTTAGACCAATAGATAACGCCACGACCAGTACCCATATTTTTCGTACCAATATCATCAACAAAGCCGCCATTACTCATTGCCACTGCACCAAATATAATTGGACGAGTACAAGGAGTAAATGAAGGTAATGTAATGCGAGATTCTATTATCTCATTAGTTATACCATTTACATTTGTACCATGATATACATATAAAGTTGGGCTGTTAGCTGGGTGACGTAATACTATAATATTTCTACTATGAGCATTATCATCATTACCAAGTATGATAGAATGAGCATTGAGATTGACATCATTAGTAGCAGGAGTAGTATCACCGAAACTAATACGAGAGCATTTATTAACTAGGTCATAAAATAGCTTGAATCCAGTAATAACACCATCATCATCAGAATAACAAGAAGCTAATATGGATTCACCATTATTTAGAGAACTCAAATCACTTGTATTGATATCATATTTGAAGTCAATTACTAATGTAAAGGCTTGGTCCGCTAGTAGCGGAGTGCGCCCGACCATTACTCTATAGTTATTCTTTGAAATACGTAAATAATCCGCATTAGCAGTTGGAACTAACTGAATACCACTATCATCTGCGCCATCATATCCTAATTGAATCTCCATCCTATCGGTCTGGTTTACATTACTTAGAACACTATTAGTTTCGCACAGTTCTAATAGCTGGCCCGCACTAAGCTCAGAGAGATTGATGCCGCCGCTAAAGTCTGTACCAACTGTATGTTCTTCCCAAACTGCAAATATATTCTGATTATCTGGAGTAATATTAAGAGGTAAGTGGCTCCATCCTTTAAAGATTTTATATTTGTTGCCGTTAATACGATAAGTTGCAATATCATTCGCGCGCAACTGAGCAATTGTTGGTGCGGACACTGTAGTACCTTCGCCATACTTAATATTATTCGATTCGGCAACCTTAGAACTCTCGTTAATAACACCATTAACGGGTTCATCCATATACCACTTAAACTTATAATACCTATCATTACTGTTGAAGTGAGTATAAAGAATAATATTGGTTTTGAATGAAGTAGTCATATCAGGAACCATACCGTTGTAAGTCCAACCACTGAAGGGTACGTACTCACCATTTTCATATTCACCTAATACATAGGTATATTGCTCTGTCATAGTGCGTTCTGGTACACTCTCAAGCCATCCTAGTGATACAGGGTCAAGAGGAACTGGCTGTCCTTCATCAATGTAGGTAAGCTGCGCGCCGATTGTTGCATTAACTTCATCCGCATAATACTCGTAAATAGTGGTCTAATCAGCAGTTAAACCCATTGCCATTGCAGTATCATCGTCATATTTAAATGTGACTTGATACTTCTGTTGTAATGTGCCTGCACTAGTATCTAATGTTAAGTTTGGCCATACGCTGCGCTCTAAGCCAGCAAAGTGGTCGCGCTCAACAATACTATAGTCACCTAGAATAGATAACGTACCTGTTAAGTTGACTCTTGCAATAGCTTCGCCTGCATCATTATAATAAACACCAAGAGTATTTTTCCTTTCTTCAAAAGGCTATAAGCTAATAATATCCTAAATATGTGCGGTTGTTAAACCAATTAGCTGTAAGCTAGAGATATTATTTAGTGCAGCATTTGCAATGCTCATCCAGTCGATATTACTATTATAATCACTATCGTTAATTAAGAGAGTAGTTAAGGAACTAACGTCGGTCACGCCGGTGCGAGTTTTTAATGTAATCTCCTGTAAATTCTTAGCAGAATATAATGTAATATTGTTAATGGTATTTGGTAAGTGTAATACTTCTATCCCAGTATTACGTGGTAAGCTAACCGATGTAATCTGAGTACCTTGTGCCTCAATGCGCTTAATAGAAGTACTATTACCTAATGGTAATTCACCGCCAAGGTTATTACAGTTCTGAATGTCTAAGACTTCTAGAATTGGGTTATTATCAGCAATATTAAGAGTTGTGAAGTTACCATTTTCGTATGCAGTATTGGAAGTACCAATAATTAACTGACGTAGTTTATGTGTATGCTGGAAGTTGTTTGCTTTCATATAGAAAGAAGCTAGACCTTCAGCGCCAATAATTTCATCAGTAACAGGGTCACGAATGGCTTTGCCCGCGAGAGCCTAAATATGATTGGCACCATACACACGAATACGAGAGTCATTCATATCATTTAGAATGGATTTGAACTCATAAGTTACGCCTGCTTTCGCGCGGAAAGGACGAGCGAAAGTTTCTGCATAAGATATATTAATATACATATCTTGATATGGGGTAATGGTTAAATCCCAGTTTGGAGTTACCGCCATACCGCCAGGGTTATAGCAAGAGAACTCGAATAAATCATTGAAAACATTTGGTAATAGATATTTACTACCGAAATAAACATCCTAATCTCTGCACCATTGACGACGTTGATACTTTTTGCGGCCCTACATCATATCACGTAAGAAACGAGTTTCTTGGCGTGTTAGATAAATCTTCTGATTGGGATTATCCGCAGTATAACCGTAATCACCAGTGAAGGAACGAATGTATTTGCGTTCAACGTCTAGTCTCCAAATAGCCTCAGGATAGCAGTTCTGCACCTTATCAAATTCTTGAATTAGATGTTCTGCATTGAAGCATTTTTCACCGTTACTAGTAAATGCATTAACAATATCGCTGTTAAAGCTTTTACTTAGTCTGCGCCAGAATATAGAACCTGCGCCATTGAATACATAGGAAGAAGATGGGTCACCGTCAATGCGGTAATCTGTATCTTCTTTACCATATGGGAATACTAATTCCCCATTGTTATCAATACCAATTGCAGTATCCATATCGTAAGACCACATATCAAATGCATATTCAGTATAGTATTGTTTACTATTATCAATGTCAGTGTCTGAAGTACGAACAAATGTACCATTCCACACGCCGCTATTCTGAGAGTCTGCGGTCGCATCATCATTTGGGTTCTCATCATAAGTATGAATCATTGCTTTAATGGGATTAAGTACCTTACGATGCTTACCTGTTTTAGCGAAGTGCCAGAAGGTATTCTTTGCGCGGTTATCCATCATTGTATAGTAATGAGTGAAGGCGTAGAAGAACGCAACTGATTGTCTTACCACCCACTCGTCTAACTGAGCTACGAAATCTTCATCAGAAACAGTAACTAGCCAAGTATAGAAAGCACGCCATACGCCGCTGTTGCGTTTCTGTACTGCTTTGGATTCATTCTTATCGCCGTTAACTAACTTGCCATCGCGGAAATTACCATAATAAGCATAGCGCATTTCAAATGAATGGTCGCCATCTAATTCTTCATTGAATAGTGACCAGTATCTCATGTTCTTTGGCTGGCCATTAGCATCTAAACCGGCCCATTCTTCCATTGTAATTGGGAATGTATATGCAATTGTTTGTACACTTTCGCCCGCGTCAGACTTAGCAGTAAAGGTATCTAGTAATTCACCAGTATCTTCATCCTTATCCTGCTCAGCATGGTAAGCTTCAATCATGCGCGCCTACGCATAATAGATTTTGCTACCGCTAACACTAGTATCAGTTGTTAAAGTAAAAGTACCGGTATAATGCCCGTTCTAAGCTAGGGTTGCGGAACCAGCTACTTCATAATACTTGCCTAAGTCAGCTTCAACAGGATTACTTACTATATCATAATAAATAGTGGAGTAGTAAACGCCAGACTGGAACTGAGAGTTGTTAGTGTTGTTATCAGAAATCTCGATAGTAAATTCATTGATATCTGTTGGGTCATATGCACGAGTATAGTCAGATTTCTTAGAGTCACCGATATTACCTAGTGCATAGAAGTGCCAATTCTTATCATTGAACTCTTTATGGTTAGTATAATTAACAACTTCTTTACCGTTAATCATTTCGGTTGTATGTTCATCATCGTTTTCGCGCACAAATAGTAATGCTGGAACAAATTCCATATCATTTTTAATGCGGTTATCGCGCAGTTTAGCGGGAGATATATAAGTAAGATACTCATCATATCTCTTCTGTAATAGTGCGTTATTAACATTTTCAGATGAAGCAATATTAACCTTCATATTAAAGAAGTTGTTTGGAATAGAGGTTGCAGTTAAGGAAACCTTACTGCTATATCCAACTTGTTCTTCCCACTTAGAAGCATCAAAGGTTTCGCCGCTCGTATGAGCTTCAAGACATTTATATACTTTACCATTATACCGTACTAATGTATCATGTGTAGTATTATCAGACATTGTATATAGTAAAGAATAGGAAGTATTTGGCTTCCAAGTGTCTTCATCTTTCCAGTCTAAGCAGTAAGTAGGCTCATCCTGTTCATCAGTACCGTATCCTAAAATTAGAGAAGACTGATAGTTAGGAATGAAGGTTTCGCCCTTAACTTTATCAGAAGGATTGTGTATACCATCACATTCAAATAAGAAGTCAACATTACGGCCTGCATTACCATACTTATCAGAAGTTGTACCCTGACCTGCATGATAACCATTCTGAAATAACCAGTTATCTTCTTTACCACGGCTAGGATAAACTGTGCCGCCAGGTGCATGAATACAACGTAGACTTGAATTGGCTACGAAGTCTTTCTTACTAGTGGTAAAGCGTGGAGTATCAAGCATTAAAATCTTTACATCAGGTAATTTCTGAGCTAAGCGCACTGGGTCTAGAATAGTATCGGCAGTTTCATAAGGAGTAAAGTCATCAGTTTGTGTATCATAATAAATACAGTTACGCTAATAACGCACAATACTTGTTGCCGCGTCTTTACTATCTGCAATAAAGTTACGTAATACCTATTCGGTATTAAGCGATGTATTGTAAATCTTCATTCTGTAAATGTAAACATCGCAATCAGGAGAACCAATATGAATTGGAGACTCATAACCAGTGCGGTGATATAGTGCCTGAGATGAAGTATATGGATATGCCTTACTTGGGCAACCATCTTCATAAGACATTAAGAAGGTAGCTTCGCTATCTTTGTTAATGTTTATATCTAGTTCAATCTTATCCTCTTCGGAATAAGGGAAGTATAGATAGGTATTGGTCGCGGCGACGCCGTTAATTTCAGTATTAGACGCAGAATCGGTCTTTAACCAACCATTGTGTGCGTTTAATTGAATACCAACTGACTTAGCAGAAGCACTTTCACTTGTGACGCCCATATTTGTAAACCAAACAGCATTGGCATCGCGCACTGCCGCAGTTTTAAAGATAACCTTTAACTCTGCGCCATCACGGAATACTGTACTTCTGGTTTCATAAACGCCATCGCCAACCTGATACTGATAGCTTTTGAACATAGTATAATCAAACTCGGCCCAAGTTCCTGCTTTTATTAAGAAGTAATCGCCATCTTCATCAGTACCATAGCCGCCGTTGAACCAGTCAAAATTATTGGAAACGGTCATATTATAATTATCATTAGACCACATACGCTTGTTAGAAGTATTAGTAACACCCATGGGATTGAAATCTAATACTAGATTATCAGTAACTGGAGCAATATCAATATTCAAACTAGACACATTTAATGCAATCTTAATTGATGCATCGCCAACTTTAATCATTAAGATATGTCCTTCGCTCGCGGTTGCAATATAGTTCCAAGTTCCACCATTAGTACCAGATAGTGTTACAGTATTAACATTTACATTATCTACATAGTATTGAACAGTATAGGAGCTGCTGCTTCCACCTGCTACAGTATAAGGAATAGATACTGTATTATATTGAGTAACATCATTATAGTCGGTTTCAGCGGGCGGGTCGCTTAATGCACGGTATGGAGAAGCAATAATAATATCATTGCTTGTGCTATCATACCATATAATATCACGGTATACATCATTAGAGTAGATAGTACGATTATTAACAGAAGCAGTAACATATAGGTGTAACTTATAAGCGCCTGCAACCTCTTGAGCTGGAATACTGAATGGCCCAGCTGTAGTCTGGTTTGCACGTAAATTAACCGTTCCAACTTCAGTTCCATTGAGTACGAAATGCACTACCTTCTCAATGTTACCAGAAGCAGAGTATGCTAAAGAAGGAGAAGTTCCAACTGTATTAACAGAGTTTTCACTGAATGTAGTAATGATAGAAAGGTTAATAACTGTTACTTCCCACTTCATTGTCTTATACAATGTTGCATCTTCTGCATCTGTAATAGTTAATTCAAATGTTTTCTTACCCAATGTGTTACAATAATCTGTAACGTTAATAGAGTAGAAACCTGTCGTAGTAGTTTCTGGCCAAGTATTAGAAGCATTTTCTGGGTCACCACTAGTCATACTTTCATTATCTACAATAACAGTATTGGTAGAAGTTTCAACTAATGTGTAATAAGCACCTTCATTAGCCGCGCCAGAGGTATAGAAGAACTTTAATTCTACTGGCTGTGTTGAATTAAGAGCCTATGTTAAGTTACGTTCGGTAATACGATAAATCTTTTGATTAGATATAATACCACCGCCGCCACCTTCAGGTAGTTCAATCATTGCTACAGTCTTTACTTCACTAATACGAGTCCATTTTCCAGCAGTCCATTCTGCATCATTATTAGCAGTAATGCACTGATAGATATAGCCGTTATATAATACTCTATCATCTACAGCATAGGAAGTTTCTGCAACCCAAGATGGAACATCTAGGTCATCATCGACTTCATTTTCTGTTCCATAATTATATTCATAGAGTTTCAGATAATACTTTGCATTATCACTATTATAGACTTTATCAATGTTATAACGTTTAATATAATTAGTATCTAATTGCTGTCCAATTACTACTGCCTGTATTACGTCTTTATCTAAATCCATATCGTGAACTACGGTAAATCTGTAATGAATATATCCAGTAGATGGAGTTCCAACATAGTAATCAGTATTTAGATCTGCATTTTCAATCTGTGGTAGAGTATCAGTAATAATAGCAGATGAATTGCCGCTTTCTGCTCCACCGCCACCACTAATTAAGTTCCATGCATTATCTATATATTTCCAATAATAGTATTTACCATCATCCTTCTGTAATAAATAATCTGCATCAGCAGTAGGAGTAATGGTAGTAGTTTTTGTATCATTTGTATAAAGGGTTGGCATACCTGTTTCTGCATCATAAGTAATGCAATCTGCATTTACAATAATGGTTGCAGACTTAGGTGTAGTTTCTAATGTGGAAACGCGCCCGGCAATATTAGTAATATTAGATTCGGCGCTTGTTACACGAGAAGCTAGGGTGCCCGCGTCCGTTAAGGCTTCACCGCCATCAATCTTATCTAAGCGGCCATCTAAATTATTTAATGCAGCCTCGACAGTAGAAGCAACGGCTGCATTACCAACAACGGTTTCAACCGCAGATAAACGTTCAGTTAAGCCGCCGGCATCATCATTTTCGGGGTCGGCCGCGTGACTAATCTGAGCCGCAATTTCATCAATACTATTATTATTAAGAACAACACTTGATTCAATTGCGCTAAAACGCTGAGCGAGAGAATCTTCAATAGGCTCACCGGTTTCTTCATCAGTTCCTAAATCTCGATGCGCCGCCGCAATTTCTGCTTCAAGCGCGGTCGCGCGGTCATCTATACTATCTATCTCTTGATTTAAAGTTTCTTCTGCCTGAGCAATAGAATCCGCCAATGTTTTACCTACGCGCGCATCAAGCACGTGACCATCATCAAGTGTATAGTCAACATCATTATAAATATCATTCTTATCAACTTTATTTAGGTCACTATAGTTCTTAGCCGCCGCTTCAGCCGCATCAATTGCATCCTTTACAGTACTTTGTGTACTAAAGTTGCCGCCAATTACATTGTTAATTGCGCTAATAGCATCGTTTAGAACACGACCTTGATTAGCGCTTAATACTTTTGTATCTGTATTAGTAGACTACAAATTATCAACAATATCTGTATAGGCTACACGCTGAGAAATTAGCGTTTCATCATTGGTGATGCGGGTATCTGTAGCAGAAAGACGCTCATTAAGAGTGCTATTATTACCACCGGTACTATTCTTTCCGCGGGCATTAGCAATTTCAGTTTGTACATTGATGAGTTGCTGTATCATTGAAGGCTGAAGCCCAGGTTTTGGATTACCATCAATAGCATTTAATCTTTCAATTAAACTGTTGTAACCATCGCCTGCAGCGCTCTTAAAGTTATTTGCGGCAACAACTGCTGCATCAGCATTCAATTGAATAAGAGTGTCAAAATTAGACAATCTATATTGTAAAAGATCAAACTCTCCGCGTGAAGCTATAATCTCTAGGAAAGCATCATTAAATGATTTATTTAATGTATTAAATTGTGTCGCTAATCTTGTGTTCCTATCTTTAGCTTCAGATTCTAAATCAACTAATCTTTGCTATAAATTAGATTTAACGATATGATTACCGTTTTGATCTACTTCATTGGTACCAAGGGCTGCTAGAATCTAACTATATGCTTCTTCGCCGTGTTCTGCCCATTCAGTTGAAGATGATAAAGTATTCATAATATCACGAATATTACCTTCAGCTGTACTCATTCTATTAATTATTGGAATGGTAGCCGTATCAATACGATTCTGTACTTCATATACATCCGCCTTTGACTCAGCCGTATCTAATGCCATAGCTACGCCCGCTTCAAGATTGTTCATCTTATTCGCAGTAATCGGATCTTCAGCCACCCAGGTAGTAGGCCCAGCATATGTAATACTATAATTATAAGCCATTTCCTTTTACCTCCTTAAAATATTTAATCTCTTAAGAAGAGATTATTCCTCTATTATTTTTGTCGAGACGACACGGAGTTTTTATCGCTTTTTTATTTATGGCAATAAAAAAAAGACGGATTATTTTTCCGTCTTATAATTTAACTTTTCTTCCGCATATCCTTCATCCGTAGTGTAATATATATGTTTAAGCCCTACGCTTCTAAAGAGGGCAAAGCACGAAGGGCACGGCCGCGCGCACGCCAAACTACCATCTTTATGTTCTCTATATAAATAAATATGAACCTTGTCCCACTGAATCGAGTCACCAAACTTCCACCTAAGTCGCTGAATTAAAGCGGTTTCGCAATGCATTTTTGCGGGAGTAGAAGTATCGGAATACCTATATACATTAAACTTAGCTTGAAGCGGCGAAGTTTTGTTCGTATTAGATGCAGTCGCAACGATTGTACCTTTATAGACTGCAACCGCTCCAATCGCGGGCGCACTACGAGTTCCTTGATAATCTGCTTGTGCTGCGGCTTCGCGCGCAAACTTAAAATATCTTGTATTCATGTATAATCTTCCAATAAATCAAAGGTCATTATATAGGTAACATCTTGAAAGTTTATATACAAAGGATAGTTATATCTCCCTGTTTCAATATGGTTACATATTATTGTAAATACATTATCAAAAGTCAGACCTGTTACATCTGGATAAAAAGGCACAAATATATTACGGGCTTCAATACATAACTCGAACAAGCCTTCAGGCTCTTCAATTTTATGATGCCGCTGCTGTAAGAACTCATCCATTATCTATAGTCCTCGACCATATCAAAGGTAATGTCATAAAACTTACCATCATATAGCCACTTAAATCTATATTCATCTATAGGTTTCTCGTGCTTGCCTAGTTCGCGCGCGACTATACTTACCAATCCATTATAACTTTCCTTATCAACATTAGTATACTGACCACCACCAGGATTGGTAATACTAATATGCATCTCATATAAACCGTCTTCATTACTCACAGACTTTATCTTTTCCATAAACTCATCCATTTTTTCTACCCCTTTCTACATTATAAAATATACTATAATTTATACTTAAAGTCAAATAATAATTATACTTTAATTGTAGGAGGTGGTCGATTTGAAAATCAAAGTAAAAATTACCACTAGTGAAAATATGAACTACTATGGTTGCGCGCAAGATACCATAAAAGAAATTGACCTAGAAGATTACGTGGCATGTGTTACCGCCGCAGAGATAGGTAATGCGCCGCTTGAGGCGTGTAAGGCATAGGCTGTTGCTGCACGCACTTTCGCCGCCACAAGAGGCGTACTTGAAGGCAAGGTAATTTCTGATAGCGCCGTAAAAGCGCAAGCTTTTCGCGCGCCAAGAAACAACTATAAGAATTGCAATGCCGCCGCAAAAGAAACAGCAGGACAAATCTTAACCTATTAGGGCAAACCAGCTGCGGTTGTATATACTGCAAGTAATGGCGGCCGCACCTATTCTTCTCAAGAAGTATGGGGTGGAGTGCGCGATTATCTTGTTGCTGCAGCCGACAAGTGGGATACATCAAGTAAGAAGACTGGTCATGGTGTAGGTTTAAGCTAGAATGGCGCAAAGAACGCTGCAAATCAAGGTGTAACCTACGACAAAATCCTTTCATTCTACTATCCTAACACTACATTAACAAAACCATAGACAAACTATATTGATATTGTAAGATAGCTAAAGGCGCAATTAGAAAAGGTGCGCGCGCAAATTAAAAAGGGGCTTTAAGCCCCTTTATTTTTTTTATTCTTCTCCCGCTTCTACTACTTCTTCTTCGTCTTCGTCGGGCTTAATAACGCCAGTTGCCATATCAATCCGCCGCTTTAGCGATGCCTTACTATTACCAAGCGCTTCACCAAACCTATTAAAATCTTCAATCTGGCTGGTAAAAATTGAATCAATCTTCTGTATAATGGTGTTAGCGTGCTGGAAGAAGTCAACATATAGTGCATTTTTCGCGCGCGAAAAAGCAATTAGCTTACCCGTTTCTTCATTCCATTCATCTTCGGGCGAGCATTTCGCAACTCCACTATAGCTATTCTTAAGCACGCACATATCATACCAATTCTTATTATGGAAGAAAGAAATTGGCGGCTTATCATGCTTAGTAATAGTCTCAACGTAAAATGTGTGCATAAGTTCCTTAATAGGAATATCATCCAAATGGTCAATTACACACGCAATTGTCCGCTCTTTTTCATTAACATAAAACTTACAATCCGACTGCTTTACCTGATAATTCATTTCTTTAAATCTCCTTTATATATATACTTACTAGGATTACTTAATACTTCTTTAGGTGATGCGCCTGATTTAGCGTACATGCGTACATCTTCTAGTGTTAAAAAAATCGACGGTTTTTCCGCTGCTATGCAAACGGTTTTATTATCATATTCTTTAACGTTTACCGTATGGCCACATTTCATACATGTCCATTTTGTTTCTGTACCATCTTTATAAGTAACAATATAATTCCCATTTTCCATTCGTACCAAAGCAATAGGAATAGAAATAGGATGACCCACAAAGAAAGAGGTGTTGCCGCAATTAGAACACTTCACCAGTTTTTCCTCCAAGCTTCAAGTGCAAGACGGCGTGAAGCACAATAATCTCCTTCGTGTCCACATTCGGCACAGCGAACATACCAATTCTTGAACGAATAAGGTTCAATTTGTTCTACTATTTGATAGTGCGGGCTGCCGCAATTCTTACATATTCTTGCGGCCGTATGCGCCTTCCTATCCTTTACTCTTTCTAAATACGTTACCTTCATTATCTAAATGCTCCTCTTCCATTAACTTCTCAATAACCTATGTTTCATAGTTGCTAAAATGAGCTTCACAAAAATAACAGTAGGGCTAAAGACGGGGTTGCCGCATCCTACATTCGCCGCAAAAGTAAACTCCATTTTTCTTAACAATATTTGTAACCACTTAATTCACCTTAATCCCATAGGTAGGGTAAATATTTTGCCAATTCTTGGAAGGCTTCTTCCCTAATTACTTCTTGTTCCTTATAAATCTCAATTCTTCTATCAAGATATTTTTTTGCAAGCTCTCGATTATAAACGTCCGTAAAGTATGCTTCGCTAAACTCGTTTAGTTGGTCGGCGGCTTCTTCTGTACATTTATAAAGGTCATTTGCTATATCACGTAACTTGCGTGCCCATTGTGCGCGCGAACTAAATCCAAGTTGCTCGGGATAGCTATTGCCTTTTTCCGCCAACTCATATAGCATGCTAGGCATGGTTTTTAAAAACCATACATCAATATCCCAAGTATCTTGGGTGCAATAGCCTTTTGTTGCGCGCTGCCATGCATACTTGATGTTCGCGCAAAAATGCTTAATCAATTTAAAGGGATGCCGCAAATAGAAATTGCGAGCATAAGGATAAGTAAATACTGTATTCACTTCTATCAGGTGCCTCCCGTTTCTTTCTACATAAATTATATTATAAATTAAATATAATGTCAACCATTAAGTTTTTTCATTTTACGCACAAATGCGAGCGCATCATCTAGTGTTTCATAAATTGTAAACCACTAGGGCTAGCGCGCGTCTTCAATAGAGGTATGCTAAATTATAGGCTAACCCCATTCAAGCTCAACCTAACGCACGCAATATTCGTGCCCATTTACTTCAAACTAAAAAACTTCATTGCCTTCGGCGGCAAACTTATTAAAAGTATCTATAATAAACATAAAACACATAACACCAATTAACTATGTAACATCCTGAAAATGAATAAAGAGGAAGAAAATAAATAAATAAAGGAGATAGGGGTTCAAAAGGGGAAAGTTACGTCAGAATGGGTAGTGCTCAACGAGGACAAAACTAGGGTAGAAGTAGAATAGATGGGAGTGCGCCAATTTTCAGCTTTTGTCAAACACTTACCGATACAATAAAAAAACCTTAATATCTCCTTTTTTTATATTATAACACAAAAATTATCAGAAGTCAAGTATTTGAGAAAATTTTTTTGGTAGACAAAAATGGGTAGTAGCGCCGCCTTCGGCGTCGCTTTTGAAAAATACCGGCTCCTCGCTTCGCTCGTCGCTGGTATTTTTCAAAATATTAAGGGGAGGGGCTATTATATATATAATATATATATAATAATATATATAATATAATATATAATATATATAATATATATAGGAAAATTTTTGGTGTTATTTTTTTGGGTCTTAAAACGCGCGCGTTTTGACTACCAAAAAAATACCACCAAAATAAATACCACTTTTCTAGTCCACTTTTAACAAAAAAGTGATATTTTTTACTACCTAAAAAACTTATAGTTTGACAAGCCTTAGAACTTATGTTATACTAAACTAGAGGTGAAGAAGATGGAGCTTATGAAACGATAGTTTCTCTCGGATATAATAACAACGTAGGAATTAGATAAGTTGCGGCCTGGCGCTTTTAATATTTTGCGAGCGCCACGTGGTTGGGGTAAGACCACTCTAATGTTCGATGATAGGATTTTAAAGCTCGCGCGTGATAAACGTAATGTCTGTTATCTCGTGCATACTAAAGCTTTAAGGGATAAAATCTGCTTAGAGCATCCGGATTATTGTCGCGCTCTAACAGATAAGGATTTGGATGGTTGGTTTGACCATCGCCGCAAAGGCATCTGGACAATAGAAGATGACGTGTGTTACATTCGTGTTATGTGCTATCAAACTTTTGCCGCAATATTAAGGAAAGATACCAGTTGGTTAGCTGATATTGACCTGGTAATTTGGGATGAGTTTGATGATATATAGCAATACTATAATTAGGAATTGCGCTGGATGCGGAAAAACTTTCCTGACCTTGATAGTCCAGCTCGTGCGGCGGCAATTCTAAATGAAGGCCGCGCGGTATCAACCGTTGCATTTGTTTATCAAGTTCATCAGCTAATATTAGACCCTGGTAAAATTATATTGATAGCTATTAGCGCGACGCCAGAGATAGCGGCCCAGCTTTTCAGCGATAGGGTAAATTATATTTTGGAAGGCCAGCTTGCAGAAGTATTCGATGCGCGGTTTACCTACTATATTGATAGTATAGTAGAATACTTAAAGCAGAATATTGTGACACCGCGCGATGATATGTGTCCATGGATTTATACGCCTAGAATTGCGGATATCCAGCGGCTTGCAGAGATATGCAGGGCGAAGGGCTTTTCCGTACTTACAATCTGGTCTGACGCAAATAGGAATTGGGGACACCTTATGACTGATGAGATTAGGGAAGCAATAGCTTATATCTAGGAAACAAATAAGGTACCGGAGAAATATAATTGCGTGATTACCAATTAGGTTATGGGGCGCGGAATGGATATATATGATACGCGCTTTCAAGATTGGTTCTGCGACTCTAATGAGTATGCGGATATAGCGCAATTTATACGTGCTCGCTATCAGCCTGAGAATAAGTATTTGTTAACGGGTGCGCGAGGTTTAATTGAGTTTGTTCGCGCGGATACACATTTTCCTGAAGTATATTATCAGTGGCACTATAAAGAAGAAATAATGCAGCTTCTCAAGGATTCTCCTATTTATAATAAAGCATATGATAAGCAGCTTCCTAATTGGAATTAGGTTGTTAAAGAATGGAGCGATGTTGTTATTTTTGAAGAGCGTAAGTTTGGAGCACGACATTTAAAACAATATAGGGTTGCGGGCCTGCGCGAAAATGCCTCCTAAAAATGGCATTTACGAAAAATTATATTGCGGAAGGTTGCGCGATACTCGATGGCATCGAGGATATCAATGTTCTTCGCAAAGGGAAAATCGGTAGCGCCTATTTGAAGACCCATGGCTCCGAATAAATATTTAAAAGAAAAATTAAAACGCAGCTTTTCGCTGCGTTTATTTTTTTTTAATTTATTTTAATTTTTAATTTTAATTTTTTTAATTTTTATTTTTTCCCATTTTATTATAAAATAAATTATGCAGCTTGTCAAATATCCAGCTTATTCGCGCTTCCAGCTTATTCGCGCTTCCAGCTTGTCAAGTACTTGACACGCGCCAATACTTGACAGGTTGTAAGTCAAACTTGTATACTGTATACTGTATACATTCGGATGCACACGAACAATTTATTTGTCAAGTATTTGATTAGGTGTTGAACACCTAAATAATCCATTGACTATTTATTCAAATCTGCTATAATATGTATGTAAACGGAAGGGAGATGAAGAGTATGTTTGGAAGAAATAAAAAATCTGATGTTTGGACTAATGAAGATATTGACATGAAAAACCTGTTGAATAGTCTGAGTGAACATAAACAGAGGATGATAGCCTGTTGCCGCAAGATTATTCTGTGCAAGGGAAGTGCGGAAATGCTCCCCGATGGGGCGGATAAGAATGTAGAACTTAAAGAGATTGAAACCAATCAGAAACATATTCTGAATCTTATTGCCGCCTACGATGATGATTTAAGACAGTATAAGCAAATAAAAACTGCTCTGCTGGTTCATTATACTGGTAAGGCTCAACAGTTAACAAGTCATGAAGCCTTACACTTGGCTTGGGAAATAGCATATAGGCACGTGCTGGGAAAGTAAAAGGGAGAGATAAAGAATGACGAAGGGTGAAAGGCTGGTACTGATTATCTGTGCTGTTTTCATGGTTGTTATAATTTTTCTCTCTATGTGGGTAGATGAAGTTACTGATGAAGAATATAATAACGGTGTTCATGCCAATTGCGGCGGGCGCTGGCATTTAGCGGCGCAAGATAGACTATCCTATACTTATGAATGTGATAAATGCTATGAAACCTTCACTACTTTGAATCGTAAGAGGTAAGGCTATGAAAAAGATTGCAAAGAAACGTCTGGTGTATACTTCTCTGGCAACTAAAAAAACTATTGTAGGAGCGTGTGAATATGATGGAGATTTGTCTGATAGTAATATTCTTGGTTCAGTGCATGAGCTGGGCAAAACAGAATGGCTCCCTACTACTTGGATTAGCGGGGACAACTGGGAGCACGAACTTTGGTTAATGTGCCCTGATATGAATAATCCGAAGGTTAGACACCCGATTTTCCGCATCAATGTCCAGACCTTTTACTACTATCAGAAGACATGGTGGGATTATTTCTGTGATAGCATAAAAAGAATCCTGCGGATATAATCCGCAGGATTTATTATTTAGGTGTTTAACACCTAAGATAGAAAGGTATCACTCGTGGATACGAGTGATTTCATAATATTTGCCCGAACCTTTGTCCTGAGGGTGCGCCCAGTCTACAGAGAAATAGAAGCCATCGAGCAGTTCAAAAAACTCAAAATGAATCGGATTGACGGTTTCGCTGATATAAACGGAAGGTTTCTTTCTCGGGGCATCATCCTCAAGAGAGAACAGAATGGCAAAGAACCTGAAAGTATCCTTACCAAAGAGTTCATCGTCCGTTAATTCCTTGATTTCTTCAAAAAGCGCCGCAGAAACACGCTGTTTAATACGATACAGTATAAGGCGCTTTGCTATGCTTTCACTGGGCCCATCATTCGTCATCTTCGGTGGCATAGTTTTCTCTCCTTTCTAGAGAGGGGCAAAAGCCCCTCTCTTTTACGCCCGGCGATAGGTGTTCGGCTTGCCCGGAATCTTGACAATTTCCGTCTGCCACAGATTATTGAGGGCGTGCTGAACCTTGTACCGACTCATGCCGTCCGGCAGTTCATTCTCGATTTCAGCGAACAGTTCGGCGCAGGTGATAGGGGTATCGGTCAGGTTGTCAATAATCAGGTCATGGACAGCATCGTACTCAGCGGCACGAGCGGCCTTTTCGGCGGCGCCCTTGTTCAGTTCGGCTTTCAGTTCATCCAGAATGCCGGGGTAGCCATCTTCAAAACCGGGAATCCCATTCAGCACATTAACAACGGTTTCCAGAGTAGTCTTCTTCATAGTAAATACCTTTCTGGTTTGTGGGGGTTTTCCTTCCCCTTATTTCGTATTTAGTATATCATGGATTTTTGATTTTGTCAAGTATTTTCCAAGGTTAATGTTTCGCTTATGAGCGAGAGGACATCAACCCTGAGATTCGCTCTTTTGTACGACTTACGGCCGTTCACGTACTCGGCTCATGCCTTGGAGTGGTGAATCCCTTGTCCCTTGGAACAATCATAGTATACCACAATTTTAGAGAAAGTCAATGGTTAGATTTAGGTGTTAAACACCTAACTATGCAATGGCGGTTTAACCGCCATATAATAGGGAAAGGAAATAGAGATTGAGAACAACACTGGACAAGTGCATGAGTACGTCATTCACATGCCGATGCTGGGAAAGGTCTTTACATACTCCAAAGATTGCAATGGCAAGTCCGAACCATGAAACCTGCAAGCCAAAGAGCATAATCAGAACCACGTTAAGAATGGTAATTCCGCAACGAACATCATTCCATTCAAAGCGATAAGGGGCTTCGATACCGAACCAATTCTTAATCGTCTGCATTTTTTTCTTTCTCCTTCTGCGCCAACACTCTAAGCATTTCGGCAACTTGATAAGGGTCAAGTGTAAAGGTGCTTTCGGTTGAGACTTCATCTCGTGCGACTTCCAAATTATCGAGTAGGAGAGAAGTAATACCGCCGGGATAATCTTTTGCGTCTTGAATCAATTCTTTTTGCCGTTTCTCGCTGAAGTCAAACTCGAAGGTTCCGTGAATGTTAAACTCAAGTCTCATTTTATTCTACCTCTTCTTCAATACCAAAGTGCTTTAAATAATCATTGAGTTCCTGTGTGGTCAACTCGCCATGCCCGCAGAAATCTCCAGTATCCACACTCCAAAGCGTTACTGGATATTTTCCATTGACTTTTTCGAACACGACCAATTCTTTATGATAACCCAGACTATTCGTATACCGGAAAATCTTAAGATAGTTACCCATTTAAACTTCTCCTATCCATTTGTTTCCATTCCCCTCGGGACAATTGTATTATATCACAGTTATGGGATAAGTCAAGAGGTACTTTTAGGTGTTAAACACCTAAGTAAAATAAAAGGAAGTTAGCTCCCGCTAACTTCGATGTGCTTCAGTTCATACAGATAAGTAATTACAAAATCAGATTTGCAATTATCACACTTGCAGTGCCATTCACAAGAATATTCATTATCCTGAAAGTTCTCTTCACAATCCTGCACTTCATAGTCACCGCTACCGCAACTGGGACATTTTTCTTCACGGAACATTTTCTTTTTCCATCCTTTCCTTTTCACGCTTTGCTTTATCCTTAGCAATCTTTTCTGCCTTGGCTTTTTCCTTTTCGACCTTGGCATCCTGTTTTGCATTATAAGCATCAATCTCAGACTGCATAAGCTGTTCGGCAGTCATATCCTCCCGCTCTTCGGCAACAATAGCGCCGATACGGACATACCGCTGGACACCATTCAAATCAGTAATGAGAACGCCATACTGACGGTCATTAACCTTAACAAAGTTCTGAATCTCATTAGTAAAAATAGCTTCAAAAACCGCTTCACGCAACTGTTTATCTACCACATTCTTCGTAACCTTCGCCATTCTTTATCATCCTTTCTCTCTCGGTTCATACACATTATATCATATCTATAGTAAAAGTCAAGGGTAAGTTTAGGTGTTTAACACCTAAAGATAAAGGGGTGGGCAATTACTTGCCCACAGCAACCCCATCAATGTGGTTCTTTTTCACGAAGAACTCCCACGTTTCTTTTATCACAGTACATGTGTGCTCGTCACTCAGATGCGGGTCAATCGTTTCGATACAAGCCTTAATCGCCATCACGGCCCGACGAACATCGGATTCCATAACTACCCGGCGACCATCGGGGAGAGTCCGAATATTCATGGCGATTTCCGACAGCACTGTATCTACATCGTTTTCATCGCTGTCTTCATCGTCCTCATCAACGAAGTCTTCGGGGTCATCCGCTTCGTCTTCATCTTCGTCTTCGTCTTCGTCAACGAAGTCATCCGCTTCGTCATCATCCTCATCCTCATCTTCCGTGATGCTGACGGAGATACCCATAGCTTCCAGAGCGGAATCAACCACAGCGGAAAGAATGGTCAGGTCGATATCTTCGCCGTGCTTCTTAGCAGTTTCGGCCATAGCGTCCAGCACTTCGGTAGCTTCGGTAGCGGTCAGGTTCATAGTCATCTTCATAGCGGTAAATCCTTTCTGGTTTTATCGAGTGTCCTTCTCGTTTTTCTTTCGTTTCCCTTGGAACAATTGTATTATATCACATTAGAGAAAAAATGCAAGGGGCGAGTTTAGGTGTTTAACACCTAACTAATTTAGAAGAAGTTAGTTGAGATGAACTTCTTCTCCCTTTTGTAAAATCTTCCAATCAATAATATAATCGGTTCTATCTTCTTTACCGATATAAAATCTTCCATTGTAGTAGTATCCCTTATAGATACCACGTTCACTATCATATAGTACCAAAGAATAGCAAGAGATTGCTGGGCAATCTCTTGCCTGTGATGCGGGATACCAAGCGTTATTCTTCGGAATCATTCTTTTTCTTTCCCTTTTCGGCTTCCTTCATGGCCTTCTTAACGGCTCGTTCCTGCGCCTTACATTCCTGTTCCATTTTGTATTCTTCGGCGGCATAGTTTCCATCATAGGGGTCGTATCCACCTTCGCCGTTACGAGTACCACGGGGAATAGAAACCTTTACCAGAACCCATTTCTCATTCCCTTCCTCATCTACGACAGGAAATGTCAATTCGCTTGCGCTGACAGGAAGAACATCACATCCGTAGGAATCACTTAACGTTTTGTTAAGTAAACCCAGACACTTATTGCGGAGAGCCGTTTCCAAACTTGCTTTACTCGCCATACTCAATTCCCTTCTGGTTTGTGGAGTTGTCCTTCTCCTGTTCTGGAAAAATTATATCATAATTTTTAACTTTTGTCAAGTATGTATCCTGAATACAATTTTAGGTGTTTAACACCTAACTGGAAATGCGCCCCGAAGGGCGCCCGCCTTACCTTTTAAGGCGGTAGAGAGTAGTCTTACCGGACGAATCCCGCTCGACTTCATCCTCCCAGTAACCGTTCAGACCGTAGACAACCTTGCCACGGGCGGCACCGATTTCATCGGCAATCTCCTGAGCGGTAACGCCAGAGGTAGACATAGCCAGAACGGTCATGACCTTATCGTGAAGGTCGGCATACGCCTGACGGTTAGCTTCGGCCTTGGCCTTGCCCTTGGACAGTTCGGCGGTCAGTTCATCCTTGATGGGGAACAGGTCGGTCAGATTGTGGGTGTCGATGTAGTTGATGAGGGTTTCCATAGACGCTTTCTTCATAGCGTTCGCCTTTCTGGTTTTATAAGAGTTTTCCTTCTCTTTATCTTTCGTGGTTATTATATCATGGATTTTCGCTTTTGTCAAGCATTTGTTCTTTGAGGACTTGCAAGTGAGGTTGTCTGTGAGGAATACTTATCCTGAATGACTTATCAGGGGCCTCGTTCTGTTTTCCTCTCCCCTTGGAACAATTATAGTATATCATAAAATTATAAAAAGTCAACCCATGGGTTTAGGTGTTTAACACCTAAACATCAAGATGGCGAAAGGTGGGACATTTCTGTCCCACCTCGCCTTACTTCGTCTTGAAACTGTACATATCAGAACGAACATATTTCTTCACATAGTCACCGCTATAAATCGTTACTCCGTCAACCCTTACCGTAAACGGATGAGTAATCGTCCGGGGCAGAATCTTGTTCACCTTATAGTTGGTAGCATAATCTGCTCCCCTGCAAATACAGGAATAAAGAATACTCGCTTCAATTTCAGAATCAAATAAGCCCATGTGTTCTTCGACAAAATCCGGGTCATTTTCCAAATACTGGTGAACGACTTCGGCGCTTCCTTTATAGTTCCCAGAATCAGTGAAGCGAAGGTTTTTTTCGCAAAAGTCCTGATAATCGGAATCGCCCGTGATAAACTCGCTGGCATATCCCCAGATATCAAATACCGGGATAGTTTCCAACGGGTTGTTGCACTTGAACCAATCACAGTTAAAGTTAATTACTTTATCGTCAAAGTCGGAATTATAAGCATAGACTTCTCTAATCTTATACTTGGCAATATCCTGCCGGAGCTTCCGCATAATATAGCCCCATTTGTCCATCGTGGCATCGTGTCTCCGCATCATTTCAACGTACTTCTGGCGCTTTTCTTTATAGTACGCAGATTCAAACAGGGGGAGATTGTGCCAAACCTGCTCGACCACATTCGCCCGCAGGTCAACGATTGCCCCAGTTCCTTTTTCCATGATAACCCATGAGCAATCGTAACAGAATGGCTTATCAATACTTGTGGTTTCGGTATCCAGAATCAAAGCGTATTCAGACATAGACAGTTTATCCTTTCTGGTTTTATGGTCTTTTTCCTTGACCTCTGCGAGTATTATATCATATCTGAGGGAAATTGCAAGAGGGGCATTTAGGTGTTTAACACCTAAACTTCTTTGAAAAAGTTAGCGGGGTCTAACCCCGCCAATCTTATCCAAACGCTACAGTTAATGCTTTAGTGATGTGCTTCAAAAGCTCGTTGGCGTAGTCATGCGTCAGAACAACCTTTGCACTCTTGAACCCAGAACCAAGATAAGGTTCATTGGACGGGTCAATAATAACCGTAGTCTGTTTGTAGTCAAAGGCACTGAACCGCCGGATTTCTTCTTCTCTGCCCCGGTTTTCCATGCAATATACATCACCGTCAAACAGGACAATATTGTAATTACAAGTGTTTGCTTTCTGGTGGGAAAGAAACTTCTCTTTCATATCCTTCGGGATATCGTTGCTTCCGTTGGCTCTAAACTGTCTATCTCTGACCGTTTCACATTCATGATAACGATGGTCAAGAAAGACTACATCCATAGAGAAGTTTTTGTTCTTGCGCTCAATTGCTGTCAAAGATTGAAGCATACCGTTAACAATTTCTTCATTGGAACACATCGAGCCAGAACAATCAATGAAAAGGTTCAAATGACAAGTGCCAAACTTGTTATTGCCATTGGTAGTCATAGACCTATCGAAGAACCGATAATCCTGTCTGGCAACCGACCGGGGATTAAATACCCCAGAATAAGCGCAGATACCGCTACCGCCCGAGTTTTTCTTATTAAAGTTGCTGATAATCATTTCGGCGGTTTTGGTGAAGTCATTCAACTGCTGGATTTTGCCTTCGCTCAGACCTGCATTTTTACTTAATGCTCCGCCAAACATCTTTTGCAGTTTTTCCCGGTCTTTAGAGGGCATGTCAGATTCTGTGTCGCAATAGGTTTTGGTGGATTCAGAATCAGAATCTTTGCCTTCGCCCTGTCCTTCGCCTTCGCCCTCTTCTCCGCTATTTTCATCCATTCCATTCTGGGAAGAAGTCTGGCCAGATTTATTCTTTCCCTTTTCCGAACTCTTTCCCTGTCCCATTTTCTGTTTGATGGAATCAAGCGCTTTTTCAGTATCGCCCTGTTCGCCGGAAGAAGGCTGAAACTCATTCGGTGTTTTGGAGAAAGCCCGGGAAATCTTATCATACAAGTCTTTGATGGCGTGACGATACAGAAACCAGTCATAGTCATCGCCAACCCGGATTAAATGACCATACTTCTTGATGATATTATCAATGTCAGCAAGAATATTATCGGGTGCCTTGCGGAAACGAACCGCATTAAAGAAAGCGGAATCGGCGTCTGTTGCCATAGGAATACCGTTGTGAATCTCAACCAACTGCTTCTTGAAATCAGTTTTCAGATAATAATCTTTCAGAACCGTTTCAATGCGCTCATCCTCAAAGATATTATTCATCTTAGAAGGATAAAGCTCGTTCGCATTGGTCATGATGGCATGGGATACTTCATGATAAAGCATAGCCCGAACGGCTTCTTCCTCATTGACCGTATTCTTAATCTGACCCAGCCGATGAGCAATAATCGGATAAGAGATAACAATCTTATCCTCCATCGGAGAATAGAAAGAAGTACCTTCTTTCTCATCAAGGGCACATTCGATTCTCCGACCCGCATAATAGCCAATCGGCAGGGTTTTCATAATCGTTTCACATCTGGCAAAACTCAGTTCCATTCTTTAATCCTTCCTTCCCTCAAGTTCAATAGTATAATATCATAGACAGGGGGAAAATGCAAGCGGGTAATTAGGTGTTAAACACCTAAATATGAATTGGGGAAAAAGGGGATTACTCCCCTTCCTCCCGCCCGATGATAGCGGTTGCCAACTGTTCGGCGCTCAATACAAACTCCCGGGCATCGGAGCAACGGTCAACCAACGGCTCGGGCAAACCATAGGTCATACCGCCAAGAGAGAGGTTCATTGTTCCGATAATCTGGAACCCATCATGGATGTGTACCGGGCGGTTCTTGTAGTAAAACTCGCTCTTGCCATCCACAATTCCCTGAAGGAAACGAAGGCTGTCGAAGGGAAGCAGATTGATTTCATCCAGAACAATGGTCTTGCCCTGTTCCATACAGTCCCAAAGCAGACTGGGGTTGAAGTCGGGGTTGCCATCCTTAAAGATGAAGTCCTCCATCAGGTCGGACGGCAACATGGAACTGTTACATACAATACAACGGTTGTCAGATTCGGTCTGGGCCAGAGTAGTCTTACCTGTTCCGGCGCTTCCGAAATAGACCTTGAAGCGAGTATTGATAGGAGCGGAAGGTTCGCCATACTGGGCAATCATCTTGACGATACCGTCAAACTCCATACTGTCAATCTTATTCGCCACTTCATTCTGATAGGAAGAATCCATCAGGGCGAAGTAGTTTTTAACATAGGTTTTCGCTTCATTTACGCCCTTGTTGCACATATAGGCGAAGGTATTGGTGAAGCGGAAGGACGGCGTGAAAGAAAACTCGGTGAAAAAGTTCATCAGCTTCTTGATTCCATCCAGAAGAATCTCCTTTGAGGAGCGGACGGGAGCGGTGGTGGCGTTCGTGGTTGCGGTCGCAACCAGCCCAAAGATAGGGGCGAACCGCTCGTCAAGGCTCAGCTCATGCGCCCGATTACCCCGCTGGTTAAAGTCGGTCGCCCGCATGTCATCGTAGAAATCAGAATAAATCTGATAGTTCGGGTCGGTGGGCAGGACGACATAGGAGCGACCCATATTATCGCCATAGAAGGCATTGTCACGGCTACGCTTGGTGATACTAAACAGTTCAGTTACTTTCATTTTTCGGTTCCTCTCTCTTTTTTATCTTTTTGTTCCAACCCCTTGGAACAATGATAGTATAACAGATACAGTATAGAATGTCAACACGGGTCTTTAGGTGTTAAACACCTAAGTGATAAAAATTACGGTAGGCAACACACACTCCCTACCGGCAGACCATTTTTTAATTTCCACTGTTCGAAATAAGCTCAGTTCTACATAGAGCTAAATGTCACAGCTCTCTTTTTGTTCAGTGCGGAGAAAGAACTTAGTAAACTCCTGAGTTCGCCAGACACCGTTTGCAAGTCTCGCCTGTGTGGGGCTCTTTGCACCTTGCCCTTTGAACAATTATATTATAACATAATTTTCATAAAAATCAAGTATTAAAATTAGGTGTTAAACACCTAAGCGCGCTGAGGGGATTATTCCCCTCCCAAAAGAGAACTAAGAATGGAAAAGATTTCACTGGGTTCATAAGCATCGCCATTCCAGTTGTTACGAACTTCTTCGTTATCATCGAACAGAATGTCATCAGTATTAGTCATCCACAATTCTTTCGGCACTCCATAGGGGGTAATATGGATAAGGTCAAAAGTCACAGAATTAAGATGGACTTTCAACCATTCACGTTTAGCTTTAGTCACGGCTTCATCATACTGAGTATTTGAGCCTTTAGACAACCAGCTGATAATACCAATCCTGTATCCGAGCTTCTGGAGCTTGTTCAGATACCGGGCAAGCAAGCTCATGTTCAGCATGACTTGTGCTTCGATATAAGGCGACGGGTCATAAGCTCGAAGTTTCGGAAGCCAATCGGGCACATCATATAAAGCGGCGATGGTATTATCCATATCGAAGAAGATAGTTCTTTTCATTCTCTTTCGCTCCTTTCTCTCCTTGGGACATGATAAGTATACTATAAGATAAGGAATAAGTCAAGTATTATTTTAGGTGTTTAACACCTAAATGCATAAAATAAAATTGCCTCCCCATATAACTGGATGGGGAGGCAGAACAGAGGGTGTACCTCTGTTGTTAGATTTATCCCTTGGTGTAATAGGACTTCTTATCGCCCTCACGGGTTCCGACAGTCAGAACACCCTTTTCAACCAGACGCTTGGCACTCTGACCAACCGCCATGACGGTGGTATTCTCGGGAACCTGCCCGGCGAGAGCGTTCAGAATATCGGTAGCCGTATATTCCGCGAAGGAAGGAAGAGCGCCGATAGCATTATCAATGGCATCACGGCGAGCCTGCGCTTCGGGGTTAGGCCCCTTAACCTTAGCGGGCTTGGAAGCCTTCTCGGCTTCACGGAGGGCAACTTCGGCTTCATAAGCCTTATACTCGGCAATAGCCGCTTCGGCATTGAAAGCCTTGTGGTTCTTGGTGTCCTTCGCAAGAGCGGCAGTGACCGCAATCTTGACATAGCCATCATCGGCGGGGACAACCACGAAGTTGGTCTTGTTCTGACGGCCCATCTGGGCACCGGGGATAGACAGGATAGTGTTGAGGATTTCTACGTTAGTCATTTTTACTCCTTTTTTCTCAGTGGTTTAGTTTCGGCAGACCACCCTGCACAATTTTTTTGTTTCCTCTTGGAACAATTATATTATATCAGATTTCTACTTGAAAGTCAAGTATTAAATCTGTTATTTTTTTTATTCTGAGGTTACGGATGTTTGCGAGCCACATTTTCCTGCTATCTACAATTGGCGCCTTCGTAGTAGCATTTCCTTCTGTCGGGTTCCTCACCTTGTCCCTCAGAACAATTATTATTATACTCAATTTCAGTAAAAAGTCAACTATTTGATTTAGGTGTTTAACACCTAAGTAAGTAAAAGGGGATTACTCCCCTTTAACGATAGGCCGGGTAAATATTCCCCGGATGGCAAGGGCCGTTACGACCCAATGCCAATAGGAAAAAAAAGGAAGGTGAAAAGCGGAAGCAAAGCCATTCCATGCCAGAAGACACCAAAGAGGAATAATGGTGACAATCGCTACAGTGCGAAGAAACTGTGTTACAACGTCTTTCATCTTTTTACTCCTCTATCATGTTATAGGTTTTAAGGATGCGCTCGATTTTGCCCACATCCACATCGTTACAAGTGACAGGAACACGGATGGTATCGGTCTGGCGATTGACTTTCAGCTCGCCAATGCTACAGCCGACCTTACCAACGATATAGTTGATAACATGAATCGCGATGCGATTCCTTGGCAGGTAATAGGTGCGAGTAGTCATAGCTTACACCGCCTTTCCATAGCGCACAGCATACAGCTCACAATACTTAGCTTCCCATTCAGGAAGGGTGTTGAGATACGCTTCACGTGCTTCTTCGGTCTTGAAGTAATGATACCGCCCAAAGTTTTTGACCACATACAGAGTATTCATATCCTTCAATCTCCTTTCGTGTTCCTCTTGGAACAATGATATATTATCACATAGGGGTGAGAATGTCAACAATCAGTTTTAGGTGTTTAACACCTAAATAGGTTTGGGAGGAAATTACTCCTCCTGACAGATATGCGACCAGAAGATGAAACCCGGATTTTCCGCTTCCAACTTATAGCACAGTTCTTCGGCACGTTCCTCGGTATCTACAATCAAATAAGGACTCGCGCAATTGCTATCTTCAAGTTCCTGCATAATAACCCATTTAATCTTCATCATCCCATTCCTCACTTTCAAGACGATAATTCTGCCAAAGTTTTCCTTCAAAGTTGCAGTTTTGTGAAGGACACAATACACGCCATTTTTCATCATGTACTTCTGAATCATAGTACTCGTCCAAGAGGTCTTCATAAATAAGCGGTGTTCCGCATTTAGGACAGTTCATTATTCGTCAAACTCCCTTCCCTTGTATTTCGGCTTCTTATTGCGCTTATCGGGGATAATGCGAGTAACGCAATAGCCTTGCGGAAATTGCTTGCGCTCAGATTGAAATACTTCAACCCAAGACTTTTGCTTCGGTTGCTTCTTCTTACTCATCACTATCCCTCCTTACGATATGATTATATTATAAATTGATATAAATGTCAAATAATAAATTAGGTGTTTAACACCTAAGTATAAAGTTACTCCGTAGGGCGGAGTAACTCGACGAGTTCTTTTGCGGTTCTGGGAACGCAATCCTGATCGGGTCCGATGCGGATAGTTTCAAAATACCCAAGCAAATTGCCATAGGAAAAGTAATGAATAACCGCATCACCATCGGGATACTGAGACTGCGGGAAAATCCATTTGTATCCATCATACAGATGTTCCCACTGGAACGCAATCCCAGCCTTTTTCAGAAGGCGGTTGAGCCGCCTCCTGTCGTTTGCGTAGCTTTTCTTGCCCATGCCAGTCAGTTCTTCCATATCGTTTTACCTCTTTCCGTAAACTTACTCTGATTATAGTCAACTTTCTTTCTCAGGTATGGCGGGATTTTTTTCGTCCCTCCGAATACTGAAACCAGCTCACGTTGTGTAGTGACATACATCGTGATAATTTTCTGCTTATCTTCCGACTTAATAATTGTAATGCCAGTGTCGGTTAAGCAAATGTAGCGTCCAGCGTCTCCAACCCGGAATTGAATATACTTTTCTTTGATAATCTGTCCTACTCCAATTTCTTTAATGATATGCTTTACTCGTTCAGCTCTCTGGACTTCACAGTGATAGGTCATATTCTCCATCGTTTTACCCTCCTTTCATCTTGTCCAAGGGGCGACAGCTTCGCTTCAGCCAGTATATTTAACCTACTCCGTATCTTTCAGTGTTTCAGGCAATTGCATTATGCTAACTGTATTGAGGTTCATGCTCTTGAACCCGTCCCTTGGCACAGTCATATAATATCAAATATAGGGGTAAAAGTCAAGGTATGTTTTTAGGTGTTTAACACCTAAATTAGATAAGGAGAAATTACACCCGATTATCGGGTGTAACTTCTTGGATTTCCCAACAATAAAGGTTGGAAGGGAGGGCGCCTACATAGGTAAAGAACTCAACGCCGAACTCAAAAGAATAGTCCCTGAGAGTGAGGCCCTCTTTTTGAGTAGACATAATCAGCTCTTGCGTAGCTTTTCGGTGTGTCGTATAAACTCCAACCAGCTCGCCGTCTCTCATCAAGACATACAGTTCATTCATACTCACACCTCTTTCGCATAGTAGGCAAGGTTCATGCCGGTTTCCGGGGAGCAGTTGTAGTAAAAGATAGCATTACACAGCTTCTCGAAGTCACCCGGCTCATCGTCCGGTTTGGTTGTCCAGCTGGCAAGGATGCTGTCCGGGCGCACCCGGTTCGGAATCACCATGACGGGTTCACCATTGTTATACATCTTGCGAGCGAGAGCCTTTGTAATCTTAACCATGTTTCTTTCCTTCCTTTCTGTTCCCCTTGGAACAAGTATAATATAACACAAGTTCGGGAAGAAGTCAACTATTTAATTAGGTGTTTAACACCTAAATATATTCTTTAAAATAGCCCTCCCGTATCACGGACGGGAGGGAAGGAGGGAAAGCACTATTTAAATCATCATTTATTATTATTGTATTATCCGGGAGGCGGCCGAATCGTGTCCATTCTTTACTTACTTCCTTTCCATTACTTCATCGTAGTCCAGCCCCAGCCACTCGCAAACCATTTCAAAGTCGAACCACAGCGTGTCGTTCACATCAGTGATGCTCCACGGCTCGTCCGGGGACATTTCTTCCATCATCTCTTCAAGCTGGTCAAGCTCTTCCGGAGTCAGCTTGGCGGCATTATCAGCAGCTCCGCCCCAGAACTCGAAATCGTTCAGGCTCTTTTCCATCTTCATAGTCATGTTACAGCTCTCCTTTAATATATATTATTTGGGTTACACAACTCCATCCTCGTGGCCTTTGAGGGCTTGGTGGGTTAGTCCATGGAGTTGCTCACTTCGGATTGAAGTCCCTCTTCCTTTCCGCAAGATTATATTACCACATTTCACTCTTAAATGCAAGTAATAGATTTAGGTGTTTAACACCTAAAAAGCATAAAAGAAAAAGCTGGCGGTTGTACTTCCCGCCAGCTTGCCTAATATAAGCATCCTACATCGTGGCATAATGTAGAACGGCAGTTAGCTACGATAAGTATAAATCCCGCCATCCCTGTGCTAACCAGTGGACTTGGGAATCGTGGTGCGGTGGACTCATCTTTCCTTCCTCCTTTCGACAACAGTATAATACCATATTGCGTGAGAGAAGTCAACATGTATTTTTAGGTGTTTAACACCTAAATATGTCAATGGCCGCTATGGCGGCCATCTGTGGGCGGTGGACGAATTGAATAAGAATGGAACATCATTTTGAAAGAATCACCTCACCAGCACGTGCGATATATTCCTCAAAAGCCCGTGGACCCAGCTCGCACATTGCTTGAGTCCAGGTGCGCATCAGGTATACCCGGCCAGCTCTATTACCCAGCCAGCTCTCAGCGAGCTTTAAAAGGGCACGGCGAGACCGAATAGACTTGGGCACGACAAGTTGCCCGTCATTTCCCATGGGGATATAGCCATTGCGGTAAGCATAAAACAGGTACATGATTTCAATCTCCTTTCTGGTTCCTCTCTCTGAGGACAGTATCATTATATCATATTTCTTATAAAAGTCAACAAATGTTTTAGGTGTTAAACACCTAAAGTGTTATAAAGAAAGAAGGCGGCTATTGCCGCCATGACTTCATGAACGTTCATCAAGAATCGTGAAGTCATCAGGTTCCCGAACAAAACCACACGTGTTGTCGATGAAGGTGTAGCCATCATCCTTTGCTTCCTTCAGCAGTTCATTCATCCGTCGCTGATATTCAGCTTTTTGCATTTTGCGTATCCGCATGTGCCGAGCTTCGTGTTCCAAAAGCCGCAAATCTTCAATGTTCAGGGCGTCGAGGTCAATCATCATCGGGCCGATTCTCATGGTAATTATCCTTCCTTTCTGTCCCTTTGGACAAGTATATAATATCATATTATATGATATATTGCAAGTCTATATTTAGGTGTTTAACACCTAAAACAGAAAAGGCTGGGTAAACCCAGCCCGGGCATTAGCCCCGGTCCCGGATTTCTCCGGTGTTGATATTGTATTCCTTGCCATCCAGGTACAAGCCCTTTGCCAGCTGGTAGGACATGCCCCGCGCCCGCATGAACCAGCCGATATGCTTTATCGTGGTGGCGCTGTACAGCCCGTAGCAGGTTAACCAGCCTTCCGGACTAATGTCAATGACGGTTGTTGTGTAGCTCACCAGCTTGACCCGGCCATCAGAATAATGGTATTCCCGGGCCTGTGCATACTCATGTCCCGCTACCGCCTTGCTATACTCATACTGTAACATGTTCAAATCCCTCTTTCTCTTTTTTTTCGTTCCCCTTGGAACGATTATATATTACCATACTTCTTGTGATGTGTCAACACTGACATTTAGGTGTTTAACACCTAAAATGGATACCAACGAAAATCCCGGTTACTTATGTCGCCGGGATTTTCTAACCGTTTCCCCTACGGCTGGAGGGAAGGGAGGTCTTCACGAGATGAATCCCTGCCTGTTTCAGTCCCTTGCAGGTGCTGCCTCGACATTTAAGCCAGCCCAGCTGGCCCCACAGCTCGCCACTGTGTATCCCGCACCATCTCGCTCTTTCGGCGTGCGGCTGGTTCATAGCGCAAGGACTTACGGACTCTCATGGGTCACACCCGCTCCGGGCTTTGCCCGCGCTCCCCTCGGAACAAGTATATATTACCACAACCCCGATGATATGTCAACAGATGTATTTAGGTGTTTGACACCTAAACCATAAAAACCGGGATTACTCCCGATTGAGATATCCGTGTATTTCCTTGTAAGAAATGGCCGGGTCAAAGATATTAGTTTTCAGTTCCGCCGACTTGCCCAGCCGCTGCTCCAGCTGGCGCAACAGTTTCATCCCCTCATTATAGGAGAGGTTGGTAGAGATTTCCAGCCCCAGCTCTTCATCCGAATAATACAGATGGCCACCCTGGATAGCAGAACCCTCACAGATAGTGACAGAAACCGACATGTACTTATTCATTGCTCAAACCCTCTCTTTCTTATCTCTGTCCCCTTCGGACAAGTATATTTTAACAGAACCGAAGGGAAAAGTCAAGTTGTATATTTAGGTGTTTAACACCTAAATGTGGAAAAAGGCCCGAGGGCCTTATTCTGAAATGTACTCAAACCGCGCGCTCAGCTTGTTCTTAAAATCATCGTCGTCCAGGAACTCATGCAGGTCAACCATTTTCCCACCAGCTGCACACAGCCTGTCGATGAAATCAGCAGCTTCGTGCCCGGTCTTGACTTCTCTTTCCAGCCGGAAAGAGATTCCGTCATCATGCAGGCGCTGGATGGTCACATAGCTGTCGGGGATAATCACGGTAGCTCTTACGATGGTTTTCATGTTTTTCTTTCCTCTCTTTCGTTCGCTGTTTTCCTTGGTTCCAAGGGAATTATAACATTTTTTATATGGTTTTGTCAAGTTTTTATTTAGGTGTTTAACACCTAAATACCGAATAAAGAAAAAGCGCCCGAAGGCGCTTGATGTTAACAGTAAACCAAACCGAAGTCTTTCCAGCGGAGAATTGAAATCTGTTTGCAATGCTTTCCGATTGCCAGCGCCGCAGCTTTGGTGTCTACCCGGATACTTTCGTCGATGTAGTAGATTCCCTTGCTGTACCAGATTCCACAGCTTCCGCCAAACTGTTCCACAGCTCGCACAGCTTCCTCAGGCGTCCGGCACTCCAGCCCACGCAGCGCAACCTGATAGCCGCTTTTGTAGGAGACAGATTTATAGTTTTTCAGAGTCAGGCCATCATCCTCGCGCAGGTTCAGGAAAAGCTCAATCGTGATTTTCATGGTTTTGACCTCCTTCATTTGATGCCTAATTATAACATGTATTCGGAAGGTTGTCAACACAAGAAATTAGGTGTTTAACACCTAAATATTGGGAAAAAGTGGGGGCCGGATGTTCGGCCCCGTTTTCGGTTTAGTGGCGCATCCAGTAGACCACCATCCGTTCCGTAATGTGGGGATCCAGCTGGTTAATCCGCAGGGTCTTTTCGCCGCCTGCGAGCTTGAGCTCCCACATCAGCTTGCGAGCTTCATCCAGCGTCAGCTTCTTTTCCTCCAGCTCGCCGTCATCGACTCTCGTGTACATGGTGCAAAACGGCCGGGTATAATTGAAATTGACGATGGAAACGGCGATGTAAACGTACTTCATGATTTTCTCCTCTCTTTCTGTTCCCCCTTGGAACATCTGTATTATATCAGAAAAATGGGATAATTGCAAGCGGGATATTTAGGTGTTGAACACCTAAAAATTAAAAATGAAATTAGAGGATGCGTTCAACGTCCTCTTCATGAACAAGTGCCCACATTGTAATTTCATAACCATATTTTCTTGCGGCCTGAAGTTCTGCAACGGCCTCGGAAACTTCGGTTTCATCATAAACGGCGGAAAACTTATAAGCATCGAGGGTGGTTTTGGGCTCTTGATATTTAAGAATAATTTTCATTTTGTTTTCTCCTTTTATTTTCAAATTACCCCTTGGAACAATAGTATTATCTCATAAATATGGGAATTGTGCAATAGATAAAATTAGGTGTATAACACCTAAATAATAAATAAGCGCCGAAGCGCTTAATATCCATAAGGCGGATATCGCTTTAATATATTTGATATTCTTTTTCGTTCTTGATGTTCACGATATGAGATAGCGGAAATTGCAATTACCAGCCCACCAATAATTATAATGAGACTGAGGATAATATTCTCCGTAATTACTCCGCTAAGAAGCCCGCCCAGCACGATCCCGCACCCGATAGTCTCAATCAAACCCATGTTCGTTCCCTCCTTCATTTGATACCTTATTATACTATAGATTCATATTATAGTCAAGAGTCAAATTAGGTGTTTGACACCTAAATAAAAATAGGGCACGTTTCCGTGCCCTATTTTTCAATCATTTAGTATATATCCTTCCCAATATACCTCTACAATTTCATCGTCTTCTTCATTCCGTCCTACGTCCCACATAAGTAAGTTGGCGATATCACCCGGTTCCCACGTCATGGCGTCTTCAAAGAAGCACCAGATGTTATCATTCCGGTCTTTACAGTATACAGCCCAGAGCTTGTCAGCTCGCTGTTCCACCTTGACCACGATGGTCAGCTTCGGATAAAACTGACCATGCCCGAGCTCAGCCCTTTCAGCCGCCGCAGCTCGCTCAGCTCCAGCCACTACCGGAACGGTAGTGAAGAGCATAACCATAGACACAGCAACCAGAGCCACTATAGCAACCAGAGTCCTCGTTTTCATGATACCAACCTCGCTTTCTTTATTGTCCCTTCGGACAAGTATAGTATATACTATGTGTCTATATATGTCAATCCTTATATTTAGGTGTTTGACACCTAAATGAGAAAGAAGAAAAAAGAGGCCCACTAAAGGGCCTCTTCGCGCAGCTCGCACAGGACAGCCATAGCTTCCTGGTGAGAGGCGCAGCTATAGCAGCAGCTCTCAGTAACGCCGTCATAGCTGACCCAAATCTCCCACTGATGCGCGCGCAGAGAATCATGCCGCCGGAGTTCGTAGGTAACTTTAATAGACATAGATGGAATCCTCCTCTACTTTATTTTGTCCCTTTGGACAAGTATAGTATATAACAAGTGCATCTATATGTCAACCCATATATTTAGGTGTATAACACCTAAATCGGAAAAGGGCCCGAAGGCCCTGCTGGTCAATAGAACTCTTTTTCAGCCTTCCAGCCTTCGCTGAGATTGTAGTACACCACCCGGCACTCGCCGTACTTGCAGCCGAGCTCATCCAGCATACACCGCGGAATCGAGCTTTCATGCTGGCTCCGCGTACCATGCGCGCGGAACAGAAGGGTTTGATCGTCCAGGCTGTACACTTCAATTTCATAGCTTACCATTTGAATTACCTCCTTCTTTGATGGTATAAGTATATCACTATTGGTCATGGTTTGCAATAGTCATATTTAGGTGTTTGACACCTAAATCGTAGTGCGAATATATTGGGTCAAAGATAATTTGATCCGATTATATTTGATACAAGTTAGTTATGACTAACGCAAGATGAAAAAAAGAGGGCTCGCGCCCTCCCTTTTACTTGCGTTCGCTCAGTTTATCAAGGAAGTCCTGAATGTCTTCATATATGAAGATGTGCATGTCATCCTCTTTTCTTGTGGTTTCTCTCCATCCAAGTGCTGGGTGCCGATACTGTTCGATCATGCACTCTGCCATCGCCCGGCTGACCTGATGGTTTCCAATCATGCAGCCCATTTTGCTGGTAGAGATAATAACTACTTTGGTCATTGTTGTTCTCCTTTCTTGTTTGGCCGGGAGGGCTTTCGCCCTCCCAGCTGTCGTTCTTAGTCTGGCCAAACCCAAGTGACTTTGCCGCCCATGCCATACTTCCGACAGATTTTCCGCCCAGCTTTCTGCCATCCTGTGAAGATTTCCCAAGCTCGTTTGCTGGAAATCTTTGACCGCTCGCCCTCAGCGGTCTGATAGAAATACTTCATGCCTTCATTGATAATCATTTCTTTCATTGTCTTATCTCCCTTTCTTATTTGGTGCCAGCCTTGGGCCGCTTCCTATCAGCTGGCGTGGGTACTCTCATTCGGCCTCCCTGCTTCGTACCTGCCACAGGGGAAAGGTCTTTCTACTTATCCAATGGTATCACCTTCCTTCTTGTCATTCCCTCCCGGGAGGGGAGGGGAGGGGCTTCAGCCCCTCACTTCCTCTACCCAGTCCCGCAAGGTCGGGATGTTGTGCTCTTCCAGATAATCGTAATACCTTCCCAGCCGGGCGCTGACCCATTTCTGGGTCTTCTTGTTGAATACGCTCCACTGCTGGATTTCAACGGTTCCCCTCTTCGCATTGTACTTCAGGGAAGACTCCAGCCCCTTCCGCCCGGTCACGGTCAGCATCTCAATAAACTGAGCCCGGGTCAGCAGGAAGACCATGTCAGGAAGATTGTCTTCCGTCAGGTTATCGACTTCAGCGGCGTAGGCAATAAAGTCCGCCTTCGGATAGATATCCTCAGCCCGGATCCCGGGCTGGGAAACCTTCCAGCCGCCTGCGGCCGTCTTCGTCTCACCATGGTATAATTTTCCATGGATCCGGATCGTCCAGTCGGTTTTACCAGCCGCCCGACAACGGACATCCGCCTCAGCCCTCACGCCTCGGGCCATGACAAAATCGCGAACATGATAATCAGCAAACTTCCCCAGCTCACCAGTGCTACCCTTGGCGGCCTCAGCCCTCAGCCGCTCATGAAACTCTCTAACCGCCTGAATCTTTTCAGCTTTTTTCATTGTAAAAACCTCCTTCAATTTGTAGCTTTTTCTCGGTTCGATACTTTAACCAACACTTGTACTCACCACATTCCAGTCGCCTTCATCGTGGGCATGGAAAACACACCCCTCCAGCTCCCTACTCTGCCCGGCTGTTGGTCTCATCGTATCTCGTTTTCAAGGTTCAGGCCGCTTTTTCCCGGTGCGGTCTATGCTAACCGTTCGCCTCGCCCCGCTGGGGCGGTTCCCTCAAGGAACGACTGTAGTTTACACCTAAAACGAATATCTGTCAATGACTTTTTTATTAAAATTGTTACAAAAATATAGTAAAAAATATTGCAAGTTTTTTAACTGTACAAGCTCAAATATTACAGAATTGTAATAGCTTTATTACATTTTGTAACAATTCCGTAACCCGGGGACACATTCGGGCAAATCGGTAAGGCATGACTAACCCGAATCACGGGCCTCCACACTTTCCACCAACTTTTTTAAAATCAAACATTTGACTTTGCTAAGCCTTATATGATATAATATAACCAAAAGGAGGTGATTGTGTGAAAAAACCATACTCTTTAGATTATTCAATAGAAACCGATAAAGAGCGAGCTGCTGCCGTAAGAGATATATTAGATTCTTTACCTTACGACCCATCTCCAACAGATTTGGAACAAATGGCCTCCTATATTTTATATGGCAAAGATGAGGAAGGTCAAAACGCAGTTCAGCGTGGTGACACACTTGATAATAATAAGCGCTATAATTCGTATAAGAAAAAAGATGATAAAGCGCTTTCGCTCGAAGAAATACTTGATAACCCATTTATTGACCAATAGCAAATTAAACCTATGCATTAGCGCGATGCCTATGTGCGTCCGCGCCCCTCAATTAAGCGACCCAAATATGATAAAGAGGGAAATATAGTGGATATTGGTGATGGTGATATTCCTGGAATGTGGGAAGTTTGGGACTCAATTGACAGACTATCGCACTGGATTGCACAACTTGAGGGTAAAATACCGCCGGAGGAAGGCGTCGAAATATTTGACGATTCCTATCGTCTATATCGCCTAAAACATAATTTAATTGATATTAGGAGAACGCAATATTATTTAAAGGATTCGTATAAGCCCGAAATACATTTTCTCGCAATTGACCACCCTAAAACCCAATACTACGATTGGTGCGGCGACGCCTTCTACTGGATGCCATATGATAAGTGGAAAGAGCGAGTTAATAATGCGCTTACAAGTAATATTTCGCGCGACCTTAAAGATTATGAAACAAGAGGGGAGGGGGACCAATTAGAGGTAAAATGGGTTGTTAGACACCATACCTTTGACTGGGAGAACCCTAGCCATGTTCGCGCGCTTATCAATTAGTATGATACGTTGTATGAGTCGCTTAAGGATAAGTTGGATACATACGGCCGCACCCTTATTTGGGATTTCGAACGCTACTGTGAGTTAGCCAATTTAACCCCAATTCGCACCTTTATTCTTAAATGCAAAATTGATAAGATGCCATATGTAGAAATTATTGAAGAGCTTGATAAGAAGTTTAATTTAACCTACAATATCAATCATTTGTCAACTATTTTAACAAAAGAAATCCCTAAAAAAATTGCCGAAGTTGCGAAGAAGCAACGTTTACTTATAGAGACACCCATATCTTAGAAGAAACGCTGCCGCGAATGCGGCAAACTTTTACCAATGGATGCCGTATTCTTTGGACATAATTATGCAAATCCAGATACATGGCAACATCGGTGTAAGATTTGTGAAAAGCAACTACGAATTAGTAAGGGAGGATAGAATGTAAATGACAAACGATCAAAAGACACGTAAGTGTCTTAGGTGTAAGTAGGATGTGCCGCTAACATCCTTTTAGAAAACACCTAGCAAGTTTTTTCCAGGCGGCCGCTCCTATATTTGTACAAATTGTTTAGAATAGATGGTACCGCAGGACAATTTGGGAGAAGTGGATAGATTGATGCGCTGGCTTGATTTACCCTTTGACCTAAATAAATGGACGTAGCTTTATGAGACACATAAAGACCATACGCTTACGGCCTACTTTAATTTATTGTACGATGACCACTATAGTAGTTTATAGTGGTAGGACGAGAACGAAAGATGGCGGCTGGCCCGTGCGGAAGGCACACTTGATGATGAAATTAAAGAACTTAATGACGCGAAAGTTAAGCGTTTAAAGAAGGTTTGGTCCGCCGCATACAAACCAGAACAATTGCTTTGGCTTGATAATTTTTATAATTAGATTGTGGCTACACAAAATGTTTCTACTCCAATTTTATAGGAAAAAGCGCGCGACTTCTGTGAACTTTAGATTCATATTAAGGAAGGTTTGCGCTCGGGGCAAGATGTTTCTAAAATGATGAAGCAGGCAGATGATATTGTTAAGACATATCATTTTGAAGCCTCTAATGCTAAATCCGCGGCAGACTTTGAATCAGTCGGGGAACTTATGGTTTATTTTGGCAAGAAAGGATGGCATCCTAATTGGCATACAGAACCACAAGATTCTATTGACTTTATGATGGAAAATATTTAGAATTATTTGAAACGTCTTGTGTTTAATGAAGGAAACTTCGCAGAGCAGGTTGAAGATAAGCGCGCCCGCTACAACATGACAGAACGCCTTGAAGAAATTGAAAACGAAAGAATCGAATTCGATGAAACCTCTGAAGTTGAGTATGAAGGTGAAGATGAATTACTTACTGAACTATAGGGGGGATAGGATGAATGATTCGAAGGAAGTTGTAATGCGGGATGGAATACCGATTGAAAAAGGTATTGTTCT